ATGGCAAAGGGAAAGGGACAGCTCACGGCTCGCGGCTTGGCCGCGCTGGCGACAGGGGAATGGGCGAACGATGCCGCCACACACGGCGCTGGGGTGCTGCAGGCACGCAAGCTCGCTTCCGGCGCCATCAGCTTCTACTACCGCTACACCGGCCCGAACCGGAAGCAGGATCGACTCTCGCTGGGTAGCACCCTGACCCTGGCCGAGGCGCGTGCCGAGGCGGCCGTGCTTGCCCGCCGGTATCAGGCTGGCGAGCGGGACTTGCGCGGCGCCCTTCTGGCAGACGAAGCCGCTGCAGCGCGCGCGGTGGCGCTCGCCAGCGCCGCAGCATCTGCGCGAAGTGTAGCCACGCTCGGTGCACTGATGAACGCCTACGTGTCCAGTCTGAAGGACGCAGGCAAGATCAGCGCCGGCAATGTCGGCAAGGCAGTCACGCTGCACATCGAGAAGGCTTGGCCCGCGCTCTGGGAGCGGCCCGCATCGGAAATTGAGCTCGATGACCTGATCCCCGTCCTGGCAAGGCTGGTGCGCCTCAAGAAGCTGCGCGAGGCCGGCAAGATTCGCTCGTACCTCCGGGCTGCCTACGCTGCAGCCATCCGCGCGAAACAGGATGCGGCAGCACCTGATTCGCTGCGCGCTGTGAACCTCTCCCGCAACCCTGCCCAGGATCTCGCTACAGTCGACAGCGGCACACCACGGGAGCATGCCCTGTCCGTCGCCGAACTTCGCGCGTACTGGCGCCGGATCGTCGCGCTACCTGGCGCGCGCGGCGCGATGCTCCGTTTCCACCTGCTGATCGGTGCACAGCGAATCTCCCAGATGGCCAGGCTGGTGGCAACTGACATTGACCACGATCACCAGTCCATTCGCATCCTGGACATCAAAGGCCGGCGCAAGCGCCCGAGGGCGCACATCGTGCCGCTGATCCCGCAAGCGATGGCCGCACTGCAGGAGATGCAGGGTGAAAAGGCGGGCGCATTCCTCTTCACCATCACCGACGGCATCGATCCGGCCACCTACCACGTCTTCCGGGGCATTCTCGACCACGTGGTGGACGCCATGGAAGCGGCCGGAGAGCTGGACGGGCCCCGCTTCACGCCGGGCGACCTTCGCCGCACGGTCGAGACGCGCCTGGCTGCGGCCGGCTACTCGGAAGAGGTGCGTGGCCACGTGCAGTCGCACGGCCTGAGCGGCGTGCAGAAGCGGCACTACAACAAATATGAATACGACGCCGAGAAGCGCAGCGCCATCACGGCCCTGTTCTCACTGCTGACTGGGCAAGGCGCCACGGTCACCGAGCTGAGGCCAGTGGCCGCGGGCTAGAACGGCAGATCTTCCGGCAGGTCGAGGCCTGCCAAACGGCTGGCGGCGCGCTGATGGCCGCTGGCCGCCTGCCGGAGCCGTTGAGCGCTCCGCTGACGGCGTGCACGGGACCGCCAGCTTCCCGAGGTATCCCGTTCGAGATCCGCAGCTTGCTCCAACTTCCGTGCTGCTTGGATTTCCAGTGAAGCCTGATCACGTGTTCGTGCTGTCATGCGGCCAGTGTGCCGGCACACCGTCGCCCAGCCTGCGACTGACTCTTCTTCCGCGTGCTAACAGCACTACCTCCTGCTGCGATCAAACGATTTCATTTGGGCATTCCTTACTGCAGCTCTTGCTTGCGTACGAGCATGCTCCAGCCCCTTTACATCGACTGACAGCGCCGCCCGGACCTGCTCATCGCTCGATTCAGGCATTCCCAAGTCACGCCTAACAGCGGCAACCAGAAGGATGTGGGAGTCCTGCAATTCGACCTGCGCATCAATCGCCCAGTCCGCAAATTCCATCCAGGACTCATGGTCCCCGAGCAGTTCAGCCGTCTCTCTGAGGCCTAGTGCCTCGATGAATTTCGCGCCGAGGTGGCCGGTCAAATCTCGCCCGCGAGTCATTACTTCGATGCTTGTCACAGTCGAAGCAGACGAAATTTCACTGATGCGGTTCGACAGCTCAGCAATTACCTCAGCCAGATCTGACTTAGGGTTGGCCAACCTCGTAATTGACTGCATAGCGCCGGTAGCCGATGCCATGGCACTGAACAGACGCTCTCGTTTGGCTTGCAAAGCTCGGTCCTTGGCACGCTCGATCCGATCATGGTTTAACTGGTGGATCGCAATCACAGCCGTCACCGCCAGTGTTGCGGCCACGCCTCCAAGCGCGATCCAGGCTCCCGAAACGGTCGGATCCATTTACCCCCCCACATGTTCTGTCTCTGTCATTTTACCAGTCACCCTCACCTGGGCGGGCCGAACAGAGCGCTCTGTCAACCCCTCGGTCTCCGACGCATTCAGTTAGCCAGCGCGCCAATTCTCTCGCAATCCTTAGTAATTGTACTAACATCCGGACTGTCTCGGACCATGAGACACCACGCCTCCAGAGTGCGCCCCATGCAGTTCCCATATCTCCCCTACACGTTGGTGTTGCCCCTTGGGCCCGCCCTGATCGATGGCCCGGCGCAGTTCGTGCCCCTTGCCGCCGCGCGCGCTCGGCTGGGCTTCCCCTCGCCTGCAGACGACTTCATGGATGAAGCGATCGACCTGCATCGCCTGCTGGTGCGCAACCCGGCCGCCACGTTTTTGTACCGGGCCGATGGCTGGTCCATGAGCGGCGCCGGCGTCAGCGATGGGGACATCCTGGTGGTGGACCGGTCGGTGACGCCGCTGGCCGGTGACCTGGTCATCGCCATCTGGGATGGGAACCAGCCCACCTGCAAGGTGCTGCAGCTGTTCGAGAGCCACATGGAGCTGCACTCGGCCAATCCAGACTTCCCGCCGATCGTGCTCGAGCAGCCCACCGAGGTTGAGGTGTTCGCCGTTGTGGGCGTGGTTCGCCAGGTGAAGCGCCGAGGCCCCCATGTTCGGGCTCGTTGACGGGAACAACTTCTACGCCAGCTGCGAGCGCGTGTTTCAGCCGGCACTGCGCGGCGTGCCGCTGGTGGTGCTGAGCAACAACGATGGCTGTGCGATCGCGAGATCGGCCGAGGCCAAGGCCCTGGGCATCAAGATGGGCCAGCCGGCCCACGAGTTGAAACACATGGTGCGCCGCCATGGTCTGCAGATGCGCTCCGCCAACTTCGGCCTGTACGGCGACATGAGCGCCCGCGTCGTGACCATCCTGCGAGAGGCCGCGCCCCGGGTGGAGGTCTACAGCATCGATGAGAGCTTCATCGATCTGGAAGGCGTGCGGGATCGCGAGCGGTTCGCCCGGGATCTGCGGCAGCGCGTGCACCGATGGACCGGCATTCCCAACTGCATCGGCATCGGGCCGACGAAGACGCTGGCCAAGCTGGCCAACAAGGTGGCCAAGAGCGCCGACGGCGTGATCGACCTCGGGGACGCGGCCTACCGGGACTCTATGCTGCGCACCTTCCCGATTGGGGATCTGTGGGGCGTTGGCCGCCGGCTGGCACCGCGGCTGGAAGCAATGGGCATCAGCACGGCGGCTGCTCTGCGCGACGCGCCGGCAGACGACATCCTGGCCACATTCGGGGTGACGCTGGCGCGCACCCAGCGCGAGCTGCAGGGGCACGCCTGCATGGAGCTGGAAGAGGTAGAGCCAGACCGGCAGCAGATCATGGTCAGCCGATCGTTCGCTGACCGAGTCGAGGACCACGAAGCCGTTGCCCAGGCGCTGGCCACCTTCGCCGTGCGCGCCTGCGAGAAGCTGCGTGCCCGGGGTCTGGTCACCGCCGGCGTGTGGGTGTTCGCCCATTCCGACGTGTTCCGGCCGGAGCTGCGGCAACACAACGCCAGCAGGACCGTTGGCCTGCCCGCGTCGACCGCAGATACCACCGTGGTGCTGGGCGTCGTGCGCAAGCTGCTGCGCGGCCTGCTCCGCGACGGCATTGGATACAAGAAGGCAGGCGTGGCGCTGCTCGACCTGGCCCGTCCGGATGAGCTGCAGGCGGATCTGTTCGGGCCGACGGTGGTTGGCAACGAGAGGCTGATGGCCACCATGGATCGGATCAACCAGAAGTTCGGCCGCGGCACGGCCGGCCTTGGTGCGTCGGGTTGGCAGACGCGGCCAGCGTGGGGCATGCGCCAGCACATGCTCTCGCCGAACTACACGACATCTGTGCACGAGATCCCGCCGGCGCGCTGTTGAAATTTGGGGCGGCCCAACCCTAAACGCCGCCAGGTGCGCCGGTGGCTACGCAGACCTCACACCGCTGAGACACTAGATGTCTCGCGAGCCCTGTCAAACTCGTTTTAACCGCTGCCTCGGTTAACCCACTCCTAAGCGCAGCCTCAACGAGAAGGCCTTGCGCCATCGCAATTGCCTGCAGAGCTACTCGGTCCGCGCAGACGCGGCATCCGCTGTCGAGCAGAGCTGCGGATACCACCTTTTCGCGCAGTTCAACAGCAAGCGGAGAACACTGGCCATCGATGAACATCAGTGGTTCAACCGATAGAAGGGTGGCAGACAGCGCTGGCCGTTCCTGAAGAGATCTCACGCTCGCAATGAATGCCGAGGCAAGGCTGTTTGAGCAGGGCTACACCATTCCAGAAGTCGCTATCGTCACCGGACACAGAGATTGGAAGTCGCTCAAACGATATACCCAGCTCGCGCCCAGCTCTCTTCACCGTGCTCTGCCTACCTGACCCCACCGCCTCGCGGCGTGGCACAGTCGGCCCGCGAAATGGGTCGGGGAATCCACAATGCAGACAGCCGTTCTTGCTGTAGTGATCGCTGGGTCGACCCTGTCCTTAGCGGCATTGGTGCACCTGCAGTTGGCACCCTGGCTGTTCCCGCCTGGGTGCGCGTGCTCTACGCAGCAGAGCCACGGCACCCCAAAGCAGGCATAGCAGTGCTGGTGCTGGTGCTAGGACGGCCTAAATTTGCATCTTCTGCGACAGCAGCGTAATGTCAGAGACGTCCAGAACGTGCTTCGCACATACCTCGAAAAGGAGGTGTCATGTTGACCAAGCTTTTGGACACCGGCGCACCTGCACAAATAGCGAACAACTGCAGGTTTTGGTAGCCGATTCAGCAGGACAGTGGAAGGGCGTCAGCCTATAAGGGAGGAGCCCTAACCCGGCAGAGACCCTTTAGCAGAGTATGGTACGTTCGCCCTTGAGTCCCACTAACCCTTCCACGGTTGTTACCACGTAATAAAGCGCAACTAGTCCTGCGCCTATAACCCATCCGCTTCAAAGCACGCAGCCTTAACTAGGTAGTGTCCCCGGCCCGCCGGCCGGGGCTTCGGGCGCTCTCAATGCGACCTGTCGATTTACTACTTGGGGACCGCCCATGTTGGGGCTCTCCCGGGCTGCGCATTCAGTAAACTTTCTCAACTAGGATAAGGACGGGTCTGGTGTGGAGCGTGTCCGAGTAGGTCACCGTCGCATCAACTTCGGCGCTGGGCTTGTAAGTTACTCTCGCGACGTCGCGCGAATCGGCGAAGACTACGCGCGTGCGGTTGTCAACAATCTGAGGAATGGTTCCAGCCCAGCCGCGGGAGTCCGAATCGCTATCGCTGGCGCGAAAGTGGAGTGTGACTCGCTCATAGAGCTTGTCTTCTGATTGATCGAGCTTTTCAATGGTCGCCGGGACTTTCCGAGCCGTCTCCGGCGACACAACCTCGACCTCACCCTCGGCGGACATTAGTTCCAATCCCACTCCCTGCGTACGTGCCGGAGTAAGCATCTCAACGCCCGCTTTGGCGGCAGCGATCTTCTGCTGATTCGTCATTGACTTCTCAATGGCCTCAGCGAATTTGTCCGGGCTTTTTTCGTAAGCCTCAGCACCAATAGTGACAATGACGTTGTTGTCACCATTGACCGTGACCAGTCCTCCAGTTGGAGTGGCGGGAGTCGCGCTACTCTGATACCAGCCGATACCCGTGATAGCGATTCCGACAAGGAGCGCACCTGCTACCCAGCCTTTCACCACTGTGTCTCCTCTATCGTTCTTAGACACAAATTTGGCTCGAATCGAACCGATGAACTTGTCGAAGTGCTTCTTGCTTCCGAAGACCAAACTTACGACCGTTTCTTCAACCAAAGACCCTTCTTCAACTGACGCCACGGTGAGCTCAGCTCTTTTGACCGTTGCACCGGTCAGCTTACGAATCGCCTTTGGAAATCGCGTCGTTACCAATCTCTCCATGCCGCGTAGAGAAGCGACGACGTCATCAACGCTAACGGGGGCGACCGTGTTGAACCGAATCCTATTTTCCAGATATACAACGTATTCCTGCGCCATCCCTGTCCCGCCAAGCCAAATTGGAAAAGCTGATTCTAGCTGAACGCGCCGTGAGTAAGCGAGCGATGCAGGGGATTGGATCGCTGGCGTACTACCATGTCTTGGCCTGGGGTCGAGGTGACGCTGGCTGCCTCGCGTCCGTGCCACCACAGAGCCCAGCGCTCACCCATCTGCACTCAACCCGAAGGGATGGGGGCTGTGCGGAAGCATTGGTAGCCGAGCGAGGGAAGCATGGCCCGAAGAATACGACCGGCCGTCGCAGATCCTGCGAACGCGGCAGGTACTTGGCTGAACCATTGAACTGAGGAGAGTAGAGTCGACTCGAGCCTGCTCGCCTTTGTGCCGGCGCAGCGCTGCTCACGCGCCCCAGGTTGAGCGGCCAATGGCCCCGAGTCCGGCATTGCCAGAGTGCATCGACGCGCCGTCGGCCACCATCGGGCAACAGCGCGATGCTGGGTGGGCATGCCCCTACACGCGCCGGGCACGGCCGGCGGGGCTACCCTCCGGCCATGTGCGGCCGATTCGTCCAGCTCCCGGTTGTCGACTTCGGCCTGCCCGGCCTGGCGGACCTCGCCCCGGACTTGGCCGAGATCCAGCCCAGCTTCAACCTGGCACCTACCCAGCGAGCCGCAGTCATCCTCGACCGGGGTGAAGGCCGGCAGGTCACCCGGATGGCCTGGGGTCTCCTGCCATTCTGGGCAAAGGCCAAGGGTCTGCAGGGCAAAACCATCAATGCCCGCATCGAGACCGTGGCAGAGAAGAACGCCTTCCGCGGCGCGTTCAAGAAGCGCCGCTGCGTCATCCCCATGGCCGGGTACTACGAATGGTCCATCAGCCCCGAGGACGGGAAGAAGGATCCGTGGTTCATCCACGCAGCCGGCCCGCTGCTGGCGGCCGGCCTGTGGGAAGACACCAGCCCGCTCCTGCCTGATAGCAACCTGGGCACCTTCACGATCATCACCGGCGACAGCAGCGGCGTCTCGGCGGACATCCACGACCGCATGCCGGTGTGGTTGCAGGCTGACCAGATCGACGAATGGATGGCAGCCGGCGGCGACGATGCCATGGCGATGCTCCTGGCCAGCGAGCCGCCAGCCATGGAGGCCTACCGCGTCAGCCGGGCAGTGAACACGCCGCGCAACAATGCCGAGGCGCTGCTGGAAGCGGTCTAGCCTTCCTCGTCCACCGGCAGCTCATCCGGCACCACTATGAGCGACAGCGCGGTGGCAGCGTCCCACACCCGCTCCGTGGCAGCCTTTATCATCGCCATCAGCTTCCAGCCAGGCTCCACCAGTGTGTCCCCAGTCACCGGGTCGGTGATCGTGTACTGGCCACCAATCAGTCCCGCAATGTCATCGCGCACGGTGCGCTCGAACGCACGGGTGTTGAGCATCTTCGTCTCCCGATCCCAATCCACTCGCTCGAAGTGGAAGAGCACCGGCCCGGTGTTGGTACGGAAGTCCCACTGCACGTCGATGCGTGTGGCGAACAACTCCACCGCATTGCTGCCGCTCTCGGAAAGCACAAGGCTCATCGCTACTGCTCCACGGAAATGATGGAAAGGTTCTGGGTGATGGTCTGGGTATCGAAGTTGCCGGCCTGGTGCGTCACGTTCTGCTCGCCGAACGCCACGATGCGCGCCAGGTAGCTGACCGTCTCCTGCGCTGTGCTGCTGTCGTTGACCGTGAAAGACCCGCCCCAACCGGAATCGGCAATGTCCGGACCATCCGTCTCGTTGCTGATGCTGACCGAGCCGGTGACATTCAGCGTCTGCCACAGCACCCAGCCGCCGCTGCCGATCTGCCGGAACAGCTGCACCTGGGCAGTGTTGGCACCTGCGCCGGCCACGAAGCCGGTGGATCCCTGCTGCGATCGCTGCCGCCGGTGGGTCCGGGCAAAGCTGAGCGTGACCGTGCGGTTGCCCCCATTCGTGCGGAACGGCCCGTTGAGCAGCTCCGTGCCCACCGTCTGGGTGGTTCCGGTCTGCACGGCATTGCGCAGCACGCCGGCCGACAGGCTGCCGCCGAAGTAGGCATTGCCCTTGTTGTCGATCCAGAACAGCCCGTTGGCCTTACTGGCGGTGTTGGGATCCGATCCCACCCCGATGTACATCATCAGGTCGCCGGTCTGGCCGAACGGCTTGCCGTGCACGGACATGAAGCCGCCCGATCGGGTGATCCACCTGCCCTGCTGGAACGTGGTGCTGCCGGTGCCATTGGGATCGGTCACGTTGAGGCGGTCGGCCACGATGTCGAAGATGCCCTGGGCGCCGTCGTTGTTGGCCCGCCAGCCGATGACCCGGTTGTTGACGTCCAGCAGCACCCCGGCCTTGGCCTCCAGACGGGTCTGTCCGTTCTCCAGCTGCGTAGCTCGGGTCTCAAGGATCTGCGTGGCGGTGGCTGTCCTCCCGCCGCTCACCGACTGCCGGGTAATCTTCGGCTGAGTCATTGCGGCGTAGCTGCTGCCTGGGTTTTGCAAAAAACCACGCACACGCTTCACCCAGCCAGGTACGGTGTAAGTGCCGGCGACCTTCTCCCAAACCCCTACCCTCGCCGTCCCCGCCACGATCCATGTAATGTTCTGACCGTTCATGTCAACGGCGTGGAACCCGAAGCGGACGGCGCCAGCCACCGTGGTGTTATACAGGTTTGCGGAGACGTCCAGCACCTCACCAGGAGTCACATCGGTCCAGACGTCCTCGTAGGATGCCGAGTCGGGAGGAAGGATGAGCTTGGTGCCGTAGTAGGTCTGCGAATCGAGGGGAATGCCCGTGACCGCAGCCTCCGTGTACGCCGGAGCGCCCCAAGCGCCCACACCGCTGTCAAAGTTGGTCGTCCGGATGAAGTTGTCACCGTTCTTCTGGCTCACCGAGACCTGGGTGATGGCTTGGGCGTTACTGGTGACTTTTTCGCCGAGCACGTCGACCCTCGAACTGACCAGTTGCAAGGCGCCTGCCTCCGCCTTTCCCGCCACCGCGGCATTGGTCTGGTCGATGCGCTGGCCCAAAGCGCTGTCACCATTCACGCGAGCTTGGTCCACGCTGCTCACCTGCGCCGCGCTGGCCGCCTTACCGCCATCGGCCGGCACCTTGGCCTCAACCAGGCCCACCCGCTGCCCCATCGCCGATAGGCCGTCGGTCGTAGCCTGCGAAAGCTGGCTGACGCTGACGGCGGTGGCCAGCCCGCCCGTGCCCGCCGGCATCCGCGCCACCACAGCATCCAGCCGGGCGGACTCGGAAAGAATGTCGCTGGTGTTCTTGGTGGACATGCTGATCGAGGCGGCCAGGGCCTCGCCCACCGATGTGTAGTTGCCGATCTCCTGCCACACGGCCGGGTCGGTGCCGGGCTCCACCCCTGTGTTGTCCGCCAGCGCCCGGTACAGCACGCCGGCGCGGCGCACGAAGTCCCCGGCCGGATACTCGCCATCGGATGCCCACTCGTCCGCCCCAACGATGTCCTCGAGGATGCCGTTGAGCGCGGCAACCTGAGCATCGGTGTAGGCCCGCGCCGCAGCCACGGCCTCACCGGCGACGCGCAGGTCCTCCGCAACCCGATCGAGGATTTCCTGCGTGATGCGGTTGTTGGCCGCCAGCGCCTGCTCGTAGGTCTCATCGATCCGGCCGTCCAGCCCGCCGATCACCTCGCCCAGGTTCGCCTGCAGTTCCTTCACCAGGATCAGCATGCCGGTGGACAATGTGCCGGCGGTGTTGCGCGAGCGAATCGCGAACGTCCACTGACCGGCCTCGGGCAACACGGCCTCGAACGCGGACGGGTGATAGCCGTCGTCGCCCAGCGGAGTCATGGTCGTCCAGTTCGGCGCGTCGACGGCGCCGGCGGCGTAGCGGATCTCCACCCCGGCAAAGTTGGCCGACTGGATCGTGTCGCTGAAGAACCCCCAGGTGTACCTGCGCACGCCGCCGCTCAACTGCTCCACGTCGAAGAAGTCCACCAGCACCGGCGGCGCATCGGCGCCGCGGGTGGTGTAGATCACCGACGCGGCAATACCGGCCGCGCCCTCTGGGCTGTACGGGCGCACGGTTACCGAGTAGGTCCCCGCGCCTGGAATACGCCACGAGGCCGTGCGGGTCACGGTTCGCGCGACCTCTTCCAGCTCGCCATTGCCGTCCAGGTCGCTCAGCACCATCACGTCGCCCACCGGGCCAGTCACCGTATAGGTGGCCTGCAGCTCGGTGTACTCGGTGTCCCCCTGCACCACCTGGCGCTCGGTGATCTTCAGGTCACTGGCCACCGGCCGGGTCTGCAGCAGCGAATCGTTCGGCGATGGGATGTACTCGCCGGTCTTCACGTAGTGCCAGAACTCGGGGCTTTCGGCCACGACCTCGACCGCCGCGCCCTTGAGGTCGCTCTCCGGCCGGATGCTGGTCACGCGCACGCGCAGGCCAGGCGTCTGCTTGAAGTCGTAGATCCACAGCGTGTCCCACGCCGGGTTGGCCTCGCTGTTGCCAGGCACGGCTGCATCGCGCGGCCATGGGTCGACCAGCGTCAGTGACCGCGCCGCGCCAGTGAACGGCTGCACACGCATGACCCGGTAGACGCGCTCGCCCGGAATGCGCAGGCCCACGAAGGCGTTACCCTGCGGCGGCGCCGGCACTGGCTCGTCCAGATCCAGCACCATACGACCATCGACCACCGCGGCGCCCATGATCCGGCCGCCGTAGCCCCACTGCGTCATGTCGTGCTGCAGCGCCAGCATCGACATGCGGCTGTAGGAAAGGTGTTCGATATCGGTGCCGTAGCCGATCGACTTGTACTGGTACAGGGTCTGGGCCAGGTGCCACCGGGCCAGCATCGCCGCGTGGGCCTCGGTCGTGACACCCTCGCCCGTCACCTGAGCCGGGTTGAGCATGACTTCTACGCCCGGCGCGGGAACGCGCAGCGTCTTCGCCTCCCAGGTCGTGCGGTCCAGGTAGGTGTACTCGATGCCGTCGGCCGCGTTGGCCAGCATGTAGTCCACCTGGAACTGGCCCTTCTTGATGGTGGCCATGTTGACCACACCGGACAGCGGCTGCTCGTCGGCCGCCCACGCCACCGACAGACGCCCACGCGGCCAGGACACCTGGCCGAATCCTGCCAGCGCCACCATGTCGAGCACCTGCTGGTGGCTGCGCACATCGGTGATCCAGTGATCGTAGGCAAATTCATTGGCAGCGCAGTGCAGCATGAAGGCCTTCAGACCCTCGATGTCGATCTGGCGGTCCGGCAGCCCCATGCCGGCCAGCAGCTTCCCGTTGGGCGCGTAGATGCCGCGGGCGTAGGCGAGGATCTGCGCGCCCGGGTTACTGGTGCGCTCGGTGACCCACCCCGTGCCCTTCCAGACCGGGATCGGTCGTGAATACGCCACGCACCGCAGCTCATCGGGCGCACCGTTCAACTGCCCGGTGGCCTTCATGCGCACGCCAATCCGGGGAATCCCGGAATAGTCGCCGGTGTCGCGCTGCACCGTCGTCAGCGTGGTCCAGGTGAACGACGCTTGCGCGCCGCTGCCGTCGGTGTTGCGGCCAGCCGCGCGCACCCGCACCTCGTACTGACCCTCGGCCACGTCCAGGGTGTAGCTGACACGCTGGGTCTTCGCCGTCGAACCAGTGACGCGGTAGTTGCCGTACACCTGCCAGGCCTGGGTGCCGGCGGCGCGGTACTGGATCTCGATCTGTTCCTGGTTGAGCTTGTCCTTGCCCTTGCTGGTCTTGTCGAATAGCTGGAACTCGATGCCAACCATCAGGCGCACGGCGCCGGGCGAACTGGAGCGCTGCACCCACGCGCCCGGGCGACCCTTGGGGTCATTGGAGGTGTCCAGCAGGGTGCCGCCGTCGACCACGTCGGCGTTGCTGTAGAGCGGCAGCTCCACGCTGGCCATGGCCGGGAACCCGTTGTGCCAGACCTGCACGCCTTCGTAGCTGGAAAGCGGTGCGTCGCCGTTGTAGAGCTCGCCGACACTGTCGACATTGATGCCTGGGGTGAGCGCCAGCGACAGGAACTGATCGTCGCCCTCGTAGTGAGTGTACGGCTGGCTGATCAGATCCAGTGCAATACGCACCGAGCCCAGCAGCAGCCCCAACGGCTCATACGGCCGGGCACGGTTGCGCCCAGCGCTGATGGAATAGCTGGTGGGTGCCGCGGCGCTGGCCTTGGGCTGCTTCGGTGCCAGCACCTGGTTGATCAGCACAGCGCCCGCCATGTAGACCGCCGTAGCTGCCAGTGCGCCGTAACTGCCGGCGACAGCGCCAGCGCCCCACATGCCTGCCGAGGCTGCAGTGCCGATGCCGAAGGTGAAGTACGTCAGCGCCACCATGGCCACGATTGCAATGGCAGCCTTACCCACACCGCCGCGCAGCTCGATCAGCTGGCCGTGCTTCGGGTACACGTGGTGCCACAGGTGGCGCGGCACGCCACGGCCGCCGATGGTCACTTCCCAGCGGTTGCCATCCAGATCCTCCACATGGCGCATCAGGAAGCGGTACAGCGACTCGTCCGGGCGCAGGTCGGCCGTCACATTCTTCTGACCGTCCACCAGCACCGGGTGCGGTGTCACGATCAGCCGGCCGTCGCCGCCGGGGGTGTTCATCAGGCCCATTCGTAGAATCCTTCGATGCGTAGGCCGAAGCCTTGGATCTCGCGCACGCGGTGCAGAACGCTGCAGCCGTTGCGCTCGTTGCTGTGCAGAACCCACCCTTCGTGGGCCAAGAAAAAGAAAACCCCGGCATGGCCGGGGTTACGTTGTCCGTGATCGATCATCAGTACGAGGTCGCCATCCTCCGGTGGCCCCTCGCGCCGTCGGGCGTAGGGTGCGGATAGTTCGCCCAGCACCGCCGCGCCGCGGGCGCCGCGAGGTCGCCTGCCCGGCATGGCCACGGACCGGCCGAACAGCTCGCGCTGCACCAGCGCCACCAGATCGGCGCAATCGAACGTGTCGGCGTCGTAGGGCAGTGCGGTGAATCGCTCCACTTCAGCCAGGCGCATCAGAACAGCCCCGGGCTGACGTGCGGGTTGAACCGCAGCCGTACTGCCTGCTGCCGAGTCAGGTAGTCCACCCCGCAGGCGGCGGTGGCCGTCTGCGGATTGACCGAGACACTGGTCATGGGCAGGTAGTGGTCCTGCTCGATCACGTTGGGATCAGCGCGGTCGGTGATCATCATGCGCGCCGTAACCAGCTCTCCCGGTGCGAGCCGCTCCAGGTCCTCTGTAATGGCCCTGCCCACATTGCTCAGCACCAGCTGCGCACGCGGTGCTTGGCCGCTCACATCGTCCGGCAGCTTGAACCCGAACTGCACGCCGGTATACACGACCCCGTTGCTGGTCCAGTCCTGGGTGTCGTTGACGATGCGAAGGACCTCGGCAAATGACGGCGCGGACACTTCCAGCAACATCAGCGTGCCGGTGGTGTCCGTCACGCGCTGGCGGCGTTCCGTGAAGGTCATCGCAGATACTCCAGGACTGCATCGAGCCGGTAATCACCTGCCATTTTCTCGTCTGGCACCAGGTCGCCAATGGCACCGTTCTCAAACCGGGCAGTAATCGTCTTACCGGTATATGGGTGGATCATCGAGAACCACCCGATCCGGCGGATCTCATCGAAGTACCAGTTGTCGAACGCTGTGGCGTCCTCGATGCTGCTGAAATACAGCGTGAGCGCCTGCTTCATCGTCACCTGGGTATTCCTGATGCGTTGCTTGGCCACGCCACGTTCCATTTCGTCGCGCTCCACGTCCGGGTCAAACGAACGCTTCTGCCCCTCGAACATGACGCGAGCAATGCTGGGCATGGTTGCCATCAGACGTTGTCTCCCAGACCGAACCGATTCTTGATGCCGGCGTAGGTAGCGCCGGTTCCAGCCGCGACCCGACCACCCAGCGCGGCGTCGATCTCACCCATAAGCACGTCGATGTCCAAGCCGCCTTGCATGTTCCTGCTGGCCGACGCCGTTGTGCCAGCGGGTGCATTCAGCACGCGGATGTTGACCGCACCGAACAGACCACCGGCTGCCGCGGCACCTCCGACAACCCCACCACTCGCATACCCGCGCAGACCCAAACGCATGGCTTCAACGATGCCCGCGCCACCCGCGCGCGCTACGTCGGCCTGTGACCAGACCACCTCCCCCTTGTGCACGACGCCAGCTGGCTCGTTCACAGCGCCATCGCCGGTGTAGCCGCCGGTGGAGAAGCCACCGCCAAGACGCATGTTCTGGAACAGCTCGTTGTTGATGCTGCTGGTGCCGGAGCTGACGACTTGGTTGCCAGCCGCGGTGATTCCGCCCCCCATGATGCTGGCAAAGGCGTTAGCGATGCCCATTGCCGCTTGCTTGGCGGCGATCCGCGCCAGATCGGCCAGCACCGACCTGGTGAGGTCTGAGAAGCTCACCTTGCCGTTGTTCGTGAACCGCACCCAAGCGTCTTCGAAGCCGCCAATCACCGTGCCCACCACACCCCCCATCTGCTGGGCGTAGTTGCTGGCCTCCTGCTGGTAGTTCGCCCACGCCGCGCTGGCCCCGGCCAGCCAGTTACCCTCGGCCTGGCGCAATTCCTCGTAGCCATCCTTGATCAGCTGCAGGCGGTCGAGGGTCTTAGCCATCAATGTGGCCCGTTCAGCTTCAAACGTTTCCTGATCTACCTGGCCAGCATTCAACTGCAACTGCAGCTCACGGAGCTTGTCGGCCTGGTCTGCGTATGCGTCGTTGATGCGCTGCTGGATTTCGTACTCACGATCACCCATGCCCACACGCTGGGTTTGGGTGGCGAGCTGACGCTGCAGCGCCTGATTACTCGCGTCCAGGGCGTTGGCATAGGCGGCGATGACGTTGGTCCTCGCCCTCATCGCCGCCGCCTCTTCCGTTGAGAGAACCTGCAGTGCGCTGGCGCCCTCGGTTCGAATCTTCGTCAGACGCGCTTCAATCTCACCGATCTGCCGATTTACACCGATGGCCTCCTTTCCAACGACCGACTGCCTCTGGAGGTAGGCCAGCTGATGTTCCAGCGACTTTGCCTGTGCATCCGTGCTCCTCTGCACCAGCTCCCGCATCCGGCTGTAGTACTCAGCAGCTGAAATCTCTCGAGCCGAGAACTGTGCACGTAGCAACTGGGTGCTGGCAGTGATCTGGGCCTGCTCTGCCACCAGGTCATCCTTGTAACCTTGCAGGCCAGCCGCCCGCGTCGCCGAACCGCTGCCGGCCTTGGGCTTCTCCTTGTACTTTTTCTCGATAGCGGCAACAGCTGCAGCACGTCGCTCCTCGATCTTCTTCACATCCTCGATCAAGCCAGCAGCTTCGGCCTGGCGACGGACCTTGTCCGCTTCACCATTTATCCGCGAGATCTCGTCCTTCTTCTTCTGCTCTTTGCTCGCCTGAGAATCGATGATGGCGTCTTGCCGCCGCAGGAAATCAGCGCTTGCGTCTTCTGCAGCCTTTACCTCTGCTTCCTTGCGTTCCTTGGTCAGGTCGGTGGCCAGTGCCTTGATCTTGTCCGACCGGTCCTTGATCGATTTCTCCATCGCTGCCAAAGCAATTGGATTCCTGGCCAGCGGTAGACCTCGCTGTTCCCCTGATGCCAGCGCATTCAGCTTTGCAAGCTCGCGTTGATTCTCCGCCAGAAGGTGCTGCATTTGCGCCGCTGCCGGCCCGAGGCCAACACTCGCCTGCATGGCGGACCAGGCACGGGTTGCTTCAACCCAGAGATCCTTGAACCCGCTTATCACCGGGTTCTGGCTGGCGCGGACCTTGGCCAACGCCATAACCGTCTCATCGGCCGCGGCACGGGTGATCACCGTCACCGCATCCTGGTTGCGCCCCTGCTCCTGCAGCGCCTTGACCTGCTCGTACAGAGCCACGGTCATGAAGTTGACCTGCTCGTTGAGCTTCTGCGCACCCTTGACCGGGTCCTCCCCCAGCTTTGCATAGAGCGCGATGGTGTCTTCCAGCGCCTGTCCGCTGATTTCCTTCATAGCCACGGCAGCGTTGGCCACGGCCTGCAGGTTCTGCGCGGCGATCTTCCCGTTGGACCCCACCGCCTGTGCCGCCTCAGCGCCCGCGCCCACGGACACCTGCAACGCGTCGCTGGTCTTCTGGGCCATGGTGACAAGCGTCAGGGTGGTCGCGGCCGCCTCATTGCGCGACAGCACCAGGGCTCGCGTGTACGCCTCAGCCTGCTTCTCTGCGTCGTACCAGGCAACCACCACAAGGCCGACAGCCGCGGCAGCGACGGTGTACGGATTGACCATACCCAGCAGCGCCGACGAGACGCCCTTCAAGGCGGGCTCCACGCCCCCGAAGCTGTCCTTGATCTGGCCACCCTGCTGCACCAGCACCGTGAAGAACGGCATGCCGCCCTGCAGACTGGTAAAGATGTCGGTGAACTGTGCCGGCAGCTGCCGCATCGCCTGCGCGGTCTGGCCGGCAGAGATGCCCAAGTCGCTGATGTTGTTCCTTGCCGGCAGCGGCCGAGCGGCCTCTGTACGCACCTCGCGCAGCTGGCGCGTGAGGACGCCTAGACCCTGCCGGATATCGGCAAGATCCGCGCTGATGCGCACGCGCAGGTTTGCTGAGGGGTCAGCCATTGGACTGTTTTCCTTGGTTCTGCTGGTGCTGGGCCTGGCCGCTCAGGGCGGCAAGGTACTTCTGCCAATCGCCTGGCTCTGCCCCCATGGCCATGCGGGTGGCCACGGCAAACTGGGCGACGCGATCGCAGTCATCGCGCGCCGCTGCTGCGGTGAACCCGTGCAGCTGCGCCAGGGTGTACGAAAGGACCTCCGGCAGCCGATGTCCGCGCGCGATCAGGAACTGGACGACGTCGCCGAGTTCGGGCTCTCTTCCGCCGGCGGCCTGGCCTGCAGCAGCAGGCGCCGCAGGCGATGGGCGAAAAAATCGCGGTTGAGCCCGACGACTGCCTCGAGCAGATCAGCAACCTCGTCCAAGGTGCCACCGGCGATCCATTCGGCCTCCCGGCCGATGGCTACGGCCAGGGCCTCGGCAATGACCTCGCTGTCCTGCTCGAGCATGTCGAGCAGGATGGCGCCGGTGGCGGCGGCCGGTGCGCCCTCGACGGCACCGGCCATCATCGCCACCCGGGCGATGATGGTGCGGCTGGCGGTGATGAAGGGACCGATCTGCTGCAGGCGGAGAGGGGTTACCTCCACCTGCTCGCCGCGGAACGGCACTGTGCGTGCCGGGGGGATGATCACGTCCAGATCAGACACGGGTTACTTCTCCTGCTGCCAGTAGAAGTACGCGGACTTATCCGACCCGGTGGCCTTCGACGCGTCCTTCAGCAGAGCGCCTGGCACGCTGCCCGCTCCGAACTCATTGCCGATCAAGCCCATGCTCTCGATGACGCCGCCGGTGACCTTGTGCGCTACCAAGCGCACCATCTTGCCGCCACGGGCTTCGTTGGCGCCGTAGAACTGCATCTCGTAGAACTTCTGCGAGGTGACAGCCGCTTCCACATGGCCCAGGTCAGCGTTCTTGTACGTGACCTTGATGTTGGGAGTGCCCGCCGCAGACGGCGCGGCAATGGTCGAGCCGGCGGGAATGAACAGCATGCCGCGCTCGAAGCGGTAGTCCTTACCGGCCTCGTAGGCTGTGCTGCCAGTCACCGGCTTCACAGCAGTCACCTCCGAAGCCAGGCGAGACAGCGGTGCAAAGCTGCCGGGCACCGCTACGACCAGCTCGTCGGTGACGGTGCCGGCGGCGATGCTGCTGGCCTTGCCGCGAGTTGCCCTGGCGAAATTGGCCGGGTTGAAGTCGTGGAAGGTGTAGTTGAGGTTGTAGCCGGTCACGCGATCGACGCGATTGGCCGTGCCGCCGCCCGGATTCTGGTTGTCAGCCAGCTCAATCGTGTTGGTCTGCGGTGCAATGGCGAACGCGGACACGTTGCCGACCTCCACAAACGGGTCGTTGGTGTTCCACTCGCGGATCAGAACGATGCCGCTGCCCAGGTAGCTGTAATCTTCGGCCATGGTGGCTCTCCAGTTGGGTTGCCGCTGCGCGGCGGGTTATTTCTTGGGGATGTGGGTCTGGTAGGTGAGCAATGCTCCAACCCAGCCGGCGCTAGCCTTCTCCGGCAGCAGCGGCTCCATGCCGACGTACACCGGCACTTGGATACCGTCAGGGAAGTTGCGGGCCACCTCGCGGCTGTCCATGGCCGCCTCGATGTCGGTCACCAGGTCGTCCAGCGCCTGCTGGTATGCCTCCGTATCGGAAGGCACCTTGGCGATGACACTTACCGTGGTCAGGCGGTGCGTGTTGACCTTCGACGGGCTCTCCGCCCGCTGCTGCTTCTCGATCACGGCCGTCAGGACGGTCTGGGTGTCCTGGTCGCCCGGCGCGGGCTCCAGCGTCCAGCCCGCGCCGGCGTTGGTCAGATAGCCGTTGTCCGTGCTGATCAGCTGCAGCGTCGTGCCCATGGCCAGCAGCAGCTGCTTCCGTGGGCTGGGGGCGCGATCAGACATTGGCCACCTCCCACACCGCTGTCGATTCGTCGCCGCGGATCTTCTGCACCAGCTTCAGCTGCCGGCCGGTGCCGTCGATGCGCACCACGGCGCCCGCGCGTGGGGTGATCTCGGCCAGCTGCAGCGTGACCCGGATGATGTTGGTCGCAACAGGTGCCACGTCATCCGGTGTGAACTGCTCGACTGTCTCGTCCAGCAGCACTGTGCACGGCACCTCGTCCGTGCTACCCGGACCCTTGAAGTGGGCAGCATCGGCGACGCCCGCTGCACGGAAGGCACCGAACGCAGCTGCGTCGAAGGCCTGCATGAAAGCTCTCTGGTTCAAGGCAGCGGCCTCGCGGTTTCCATGGCCTTCTCCAGCTCGCGCTTCAGGAAGAAAGGCATCAGCCGCTTCCAGGTGTCCTCGGCCATGCCGAAGATGTCGTAGCGCGGCGTGTATGCGGCCGTGGTGGTGAAGATGAAGATGGATCGGACACCGGATCCGCGTCCGATCCGCTCATAGATGCCCGGGCGCAGCACGCCGCGGCGCTTGGTGATGACGAAATACTCGCCATCACGGTTGTTGCGTTTGCCCCGCCGCCGCTTCCGGCTGACGCTGGTCTCGTTCTGGTAGCCGTCCCGCTGGGCGCCCAGCTGGGACAGGATCTTGGTCACCTGGCCGGCCGGCACGTTGCCGAACTGGTTCGCCTGGGCGCCGCGCCCCATCACCGCAAACTGCGTCGGCGACAGCAGACCTCGGCTCTGCAGCAGACGCTCGAAGCCCTTCCGGCGGCGCTGACCACCATCCACCTCGGCCAGCAGGTACTTGGCCGGCGGCGTGCCCTTGAAGGCCTCGTCGCGGATGAAGATCTCGGCGTACGGCTGATTCTTGGTGGCCTTCCGGTACATGGCCGCGTTGACCGTGAGCGGCGTCGGGCGGTCGAACACCTTCGGTGCCTGACGCTTCCAGCGCTCGCGGATTTCGTAAGCCACCTTGTTGGCAGCTTGCGCTGCGGCGTATGGAAGCTGTGACTGCTCCAGCTCGGTCAGCTTCCGCCCGAGCGCGTTGTCGGGGTCGACCCCGATCCTGATCTGGGCCATACAACCTCCTGCCCGGCCCGCCGAAGCGGGCCAGGCACTGCTGGCTTACTTCGCGCCGGCCTTCAGGCGGATCACCGCATCCGGTCGGGTGTTGATGTTCAGCGGGTTGGACTGGCTTTCCAGCTGGATGCCCTTGTCCATGCGCATCTTCGCGGTCTTGGTGTAGTACGGCAGGCCGATACCGCGCACCGTCTCCAGGTAGTCCGCCGGCGCGAAGCGGGTCAGGAACATGTCGGGCACACCCAGCGGGAACGCGATCGCTTCGCCGTCGGCCAGGGCCAGGTCGCCGCCGGTGTTGCCCTGCAGCTCTTCGAAGGTGATATCGCCGAACACGAAGCCCTTGCGGACGTCGTCGCGAAGCGCGGCACCATCCTGCCAGCGCTCGTAGGCCTTCTGCACTTCCGGGTGGTCGGTCAGGGCATCGAAGAAGCCTGCGCTGCAGAACACATGGATGCCGGTGTACGGGATGCCGCCCAGCTTGTCCTCGATCGCGCGCTTGATGGCGATGCACTTGGCGCGAACCTTGGTGGCGTCCTTGTTCAGTTCCATGCCGATGACGGACTGGTCGACACCGAATTCTTCGTAGAAGTCGATGATCACCGAGCCGTCGGCATCGAGCAGCTTGCCCTGCAGCGCGCCCATCCGGTGGTACTCGATGGTGTAGTCCAAGTCGCGCTTGTGCACCACCTGCAGCGCGTTGACCACGGCGGCGACGTTGTTGCCTTCCGGGTCGGCCGGGTCATAGACACCCAGCAGCTGGTCAGCCATGACCGTCGAGTTCTGCGGCAGGTGGGTGGTTTCCAGCAGCTTCACCTTGCCACGCTCCAGGCCCTTGGGCTGGCCGGGGGCGCCACGCGGCACGTTCGGCACCAGCACCAGCTTGGTGCCGTTGATACCCACCTTGACGATGGTGGTGCCGACCAAGCCCTGTTCCTGGAACAGGCCCATGTCGGCCAGCCGGGTGGAGATGCGCGGCAGGTTGTTGATGTGGGCGTTCAGGGCATCGAAGCTCAGCACGCCCAGCGCCAGAAGAATCTGCAGATCCATGGTGATTTCTCTCTCGGAATGGGATACGAAAAGGCCCCGCCGAAGCGGGGCCAAGGGTCAACGGGTGGAAGGGGCGATGCTCGGCGGTCAACCGCCGCCGGCGGCGGCGATGGTGATGGTGTCGGTGGTCGCTTCGTCCAGGTCGGGAGCGGTCACCTTGAGGGTGTAGTCGCCCGCGGCGCTCAGCGTCGCGGCATCCCAGGTGATGACGCCGCCCACGGCGGCCTTCGCACCGCCGCCGGTCAGGTTGCCGGTGCCGGTGGCCTTGGCCAGGGTGGCACTGACGGTGCTGCCGGTGACCAGAGCGCCGAAGACGTCCTTGACGTGCGCGACGACCGGGCCCAGCGCCACGCCTGCAGTGCCGGTCACCGGCACGGACACGAACACCAGGTGATCGGCAGCGTTCGATGCGATCGGCTGCTGCGTCCAGCGGGTGATGATGCCGGACTCGGCCAGGCTCAGCGCGGCCAGCAGCTTCTGGTCAGCGGTGACGCCATCAGCCCAGACCAGCTTCTCGCCGAACACTTCGGCATCGCGAGCAATCGCCGCGCCCTTGACGGCCAGCGCTGCGGAATCGGTGCCGGTGTCGATCGGGCCATACAGCACCTTCACCGCATCGGTGCCGTTGGCAGCGACGGTGTTGTCTGCCTTGAGCAGGGTGCCGGCGGACAGCATGCCCTGCCCGGCCGGCAGACGGATCAGTTCGCGGCTGCGCTCGCCGCCCGCTTCGGACAGGAGGAATTCGCCGGTACGGGTGCCGGCCAGGGAGATTTCCATCGTCAGTTACCTCGTTGCTTGTAGATGTGATTGGGGTTCAGCTTCGCCTTGTTGTCGGCGGCGCGTTGGTCGGCCATGGAAGCCGGTTGTGCGGTGACGACCTGGGTGCTGCGGCCTTCCTCCGCCTTCATCGACAGCAGCTGTGCACGCACCGTGTCGAGGTCGGTGCTCTTCTCGATGAAGCTGGCGGCGAGGGTGTCATCGCCACGCAGCGCCGCAGCACAGGCGTCCTGCACTGCGGTCGCGTACTCGATGGCGCTGGCCGCCGGTTCGCCCTCCTGCAGGGGACGGCGCAGCAGGGCCACCGCGAGCGCCGGCGGCAGCTCACTGGTTGCAACCGCAGCTGCCAATGCGGCGGCCGGGTTCTCCACCACGGCTGCAGGCGGCGCGGGTGCGGCCTCTGGCACCGGCAGCGTTGCCGATGCCTCCGGGTCGTCGTCCGGATCAGGGTTGCCCGGCGCGGGCGGCGGCGGCGATTCGGCCGCGCCGAGGTGCGCGATCAGGTCGTGCCAGGTGCCGAGCCGGGTAGCGAAGCCGACTGCCACGGCGGCCTGGCCGCGGTAGCAGGCCGCCTCAGTAGCGCTCACTGCCGCAGCATCCATGCCGAGATTCCGCGCCACGGTGTCCACGAACATCGTGCGCATGTCCTCCAGATCAGCCAGCGCCTGGGCGTGCGCCTCTTCGCTGAGCGGGAAGTTCGGGTTGAAGTCGACCTTGCGGGCGCCAGCGAACAGCGGGGTCACCTTCAGGCCGATCTGGGCGTTGTTGCCGCTCCAGTCGTGGTGATAGCAGACCACGCCCACCGACCCGACACCGCCGGTTCGGCTGATCCAGATCTCGTCGCACGCCGAAGCGAGGGCGAAGCCGGCAGAATACGCATGGTCATCGACCAGCGCATAGATCGGCTTCCGGCCTCGCGACTCGAAGATGTGGTCGACCAGGTCGAAGCAGCCCGATGCCATGCCGCCCGGCGTATCCAGCCGCAGGATGATGGACGTCACCGCATCGTCGTTCAGCAGTTGGTCGAAGGTGTCGCGTACTGCGGCGTAGCTCACCGGGCCCGGGCCGCTGGCGCCGGGCATCGGCCGGTTCACCATGCCGCCGGAGAGGTTGATCACACCGATCAGGTTTTGCGGTGCATCCGTCCGCTGCACACCGGCACCCGAAATGTCCAAGCGGTCGGCCTTCAGCACGCTGTCGTCGCTGGTGACCTTCCCTTCCAGATAGCCGCCCACCAGCGCTTCGCCGATAGCCGGCTGCACCAGCAGGGGCTGATTGAGGACCGCGGCAGCGAGCGAGGCCACCACGGGCGCACGGCTTCCGCGACCCAGCATTCGGGCCAACAGGCCAGGCTTACTCGTCATCGTCATTCCTTTCATCGTCGTTGGCGCCAGGAGCGCCGGGTTCGTCGTCCTGCCGGGCACCGGAGGCGTTCGTTCGCCTCGGGTCGCTGTCGTAGCGAAGCCCGGCCGCGTCTGCACGTGCGTTGTCCTGCGCCTGCTCCGCATCCACCTGTTCGGGATCCTCACCGGCGCTCAGCACCACCTTGCTGCGCGACTTGAAGCCCGCCCGCACCGCCTTGAGTTCGGAGGTCACGTCCTGCACGGGATGGCTCCAGGGCCAGCCCTCGGGCACCCACAGGGTTTCGGTCACGTCATCACGCAGGGCCGCATAGCGCGGCACCTTCAGCAGACCCGACAGCACCGCTTGGTCCATGAAGGCGTCGCGGACCCGCTGACAGAACATGGGGATCATGAAGAGCCACTGGTCCTGCTCGATCACACGACGGAACTCGTTGAGGATCAGCCGCAGCGCGCGGTCAGAGACGTTGCGCAGGTCACCGGTCAGCACTTCATAGGGCACGTCCTGACTGGCACAGATCGCCAGCAGGTGCCCGCGCAGGAACTCGGCATAGTCAGAGCCAGCGCTGGGTGGATCGGCGAAATCGATCTTCAGCCCAGGCGGCAGCTGCTGCAGGGTGCCGGGTTCGAGGCCACCAATAGCCGTGCCGTCAGCATCCTCGCCGGTAATCAGTTCGCCAATGCCATCGCCATCCTCGCCCTCTCCATTGGCGTCGGAGGTGATAAACCCGGCGAACAGGTTGGCCAAGGCCTGACGCTCCAGCACCGCGTCATCGAGGCGGTCCAGGTTGAACATGCGCAGCAGGGCCGGCGCCGAGCCCGGTACACCCCGCATCGCACCCGCACGGTTCGGCCGGTACAGGTGCAGCACCTGCTCCGCCGGCACGCGCACCAGTTCGTTGCCGTTGACCGTCAGCTGCCGGTCGCCGGGATGCTCCCGGTACATCCAGTAAGCCACGCGGCGGCCGATGCTATCGACCTCAATGCCCTGCCGGATCACGTTGCCGTTGCTGGCCACGCCGTTGTAGTGCTGCGGGCACTGCTCCGATTCGATCAGCTGCACCTGCAGCGGCACAGGCAAGCCGTCCTCGGGCCGTCGGTACCGGATGCGGGCGAACACCTCGCCGGCCTCCTTCCACTCGCGCCAGGCCAGCGCCTGCAGTCCTTCCCACACCAGAACGCCGTCGGCATCAGCGTACTTGCCCCAGCGCGTCCACAGCTTGGTGACCTTCTTCTTGTGCTCCTTCGTGCCCCAGATCGGCTTTGCCTGGATGCCGGTGGCGATGCCGTTGGACACGCTTTTGTTGAGCGCGCTGACCATCCACGGGTCATTCCGGGCCAGGTGCCGGGCCCGTGCCAGCAGCGTCGGCAGACCCAACAACGATGCGTTGGGCCCGAGCGACGTCGGCCGGAAGGTGCGAAGGCGGCGGCCGTTGCCGGCGGCGCGGTAGCTGCTCTCGGCGGTATCAGACATTGCCGGTCCCCGATTGGTAGAGGCGCACGATGCGACGGCGCCGCGGTGCACCTGCGGCCTGACCCAGCTCATCGCGCATCTGCTTCAGCAGACCGCGCATCTCCTTCAGGCTTTGGTAGGTCACGGTTCGGTCGGCATAGCGGACGCTCAGCACGCCGGCCGCGATCGCGGCCTCCAGTTGCTCGACTTGATTCTTGGTGAATGCCATTTCAGCGTCCCAGGTACTTGCTTCTGATGACGCGGCGGGTGCGCGCACGCGGCATTGGCGCCGGCGCGACGTCGTCTGCCCTCACGTCTGGGTTGTCGTCCCACGGCGCGGCCCATGCCGGCGGCGTGGTCCAGTTGATGGCTGGAACCTTCAGCCACAGCGCCATGCCCTCGGCATAGCCGCACAGGTCGAACGCCTCATTGCGTCGCTTGGCCAGGTTCTCCCAACCCCTTGCCGTGCGCGATTCCGCCGTCAGTTCGGCGTAGAACGCCTCTGGCAGCCAGTCGGGGAAGTGGTAGTAGCCCGGCCCGGGCTCGGCCCGCTTCACGTTGGCGTCTACGGTGTCCTTCAGCCTGTCCACGTTGAGCAGCAGCTGCGGCACATCACCCTTCGACCCTGATTTGCGGTCCCGGCGCTTGCTGCTGTCGGGAAAGGTCTCGCGAAAGAGACCGCCCTCGCGGCGTGCATCACCCTTGATCAGCCTGACCCTGGCGTGCAGCTTCCGGGCCTTGAGCGAGCGCCAGAACTCCAGTGCGCGCACCGAGGTGCCCGACTTGCCACCCCAGTCGATGCCCACTGCGTGCACCGGCATGCTGCGGCCGGTGGCATCGTCCAGCGGGTAGCGACGGCTGATGACCTTCTCGACCAGGCGCTCCCAGTCTTCCAGGTACTTCGGCGGGTCCAGCGGCAGGAAACCGCCTGATCCGTCCTCGCGCTTGGAGGTGCGCAGGGTGAAGGAATCCACCACCCAGCGCTCCAGCTGACCGGAATCGCCAATGCCGAAGCCCAGCACCAGCACGACGAAGCGGTTGGCCTGAACGTCGACCTCACCCAGCAGGAAGCGCACGCCGGCGGGAACAGCACCAGCGGGCCAGACTTCGGCGCGCTCCTGCATCTCGTTCGGGTCACTGGCCGAGCGGGCAGCCATCGGCACGTAGTTGATCGCGCCGTCCACGTTGTGCGTGGTCTTCAGCGGACGCTCTTCGCCGGTCGTGGCGAAGGTTCGCAGCGCCTGGAGGTATCGCTCGATCAGCGATTCCCAGGACTGGTAGGACGCCGCCACACCGCCAAGCCAGTAGCTGGCGATGCGCGCCTCCGGCCTCTCACCGGTGACCGTTCCGTCAGCGTGCACGACCTGGCCATCCGCAGCCCAGACGCCCCTGCGGTTCATACCGTCTTTCCAGCGATGCTGCAGCCCGACACCACAGTGCGGGCAGTGCAGCAGCGAATAGTGCCGCGCCATCTTCTGCACGTCGTCCAGCACGACGCGCTCGAGCAGTTCCTCCATCGGCGGTAGCACGAACCCGTCATAGCCGGGCGCGGCCTGGAACCGCTCTCCACATTCTGGGCAGGGCCAGTACCAGCGGCGGCGGTCACCCCGCGCATACAGCGCGGCGATACCGGCGGCCGGTGGCCCTTGGTGCGGGTTCAGCGGCTTCCACGCGCCGTCGGCGTAGTCCGTTGCCGGGCTCGACTCGGCCACCACCATGCCGGCGGACATGTACGTCTGCGTGCGCTTCAGGCCCAGGCCGAAGCACTCGTCGATCGTAAGGTCGCCGGTGTAGTTGTCCACGTCCGTCATCAGGACGTCGTGGATATCCTTGCCCGACAGCACTGACACAGACGGCCAGCCCATGCGCAGCGACATACCCGACCGGAAGAACTTCAGCAGGATGTTGTCGTCGTGGGCACGCGGGCTCAGCCGGGAGCGTAGCTCCGGGCTGGCGGCGATGCTGCGGGCGATACGGGTCTTGCTGTAGTCCTCGGCCGCATCCTTGGACATCTGCACAACCATGGCGTCGGCGGGGTTGCAGGTGATCAGGTAGGCCAGACGCGCATCGATCAGCGAGATGGTCTTGCCCGACCGCGCCGGCCCTACGAACACAACGGCCTCGTAATGCCGGCTGCCGGTCGTATCCAGCGGCTCCACCATGTAGGGCGTCGTGTCCGGATCCCAGGAACCGGCGGCGCCGGCGGCATTTGCCACCTGCAGCACCCGCGCCCCTTCGCTCACCCTGATTCGGCGGGGCGGCCGGATCATCTCGGCAACGCCTTGGCGCACGCTACGCGCTGTCGCGTACGTCGTCATCGGTGATGCCCTCGTACATGGATTGCCGGACGCGATCGCACTCGTCCTGGACCTTGACCACCTGCTCTGGCGTGAGCCCGGCCTTGCGCTCGAGCACATCAGGCAGAGTGTCGAAGAACTGAACGACCTTCTTCACCAGCTCGGCGTAGTCGGCCTCGACCTCTGCGGCCGGCACCAGCTGCCCGATGGTCGACTCGACCTTCAGGCGCTCGTTCTCCGACTGGTAGTAGGCGCGGCGCTCCATCGGCGGCAGGTCGCGCGGATCGACCACGCCCTCCGCGCCGAACGCTGCGGCGCCCGGATTCACCAGCGCAGGGGCTGCGTCGGCCAGGCGATAGACGTCGTGCCCGGCGCGCTTAGTCAGCGGCGGCACGCCGGCCTCCTTCAGGCGCTTGCTGGCCGTTCGGCGGTCCATCCCGAACTCATCCGCCAGCCTGGCCACGGACCAGCCTTTGGTGAATTCGTGGATGTCAGCCATGTTCTACCCGATGCACAGCCTATTCAGGCCAGAAAATGCGGTTTCTCCCGGCAAAAACCGCCAAATGCGTGGCCTGTGGTGGAGCACCCTAGAGGCCGAAATACTGTCTTTTACCGGGGTCCGAACTCCCCCCGGTAGACTGTGGATATCTCAGGGGCCCCGGCGAGTTCTCCACAGCTTTTGCACAGCAACGTGAAGGCGCCCCGACTGGTTCCACGTTACGTTCCACGGGAGATGGGCGCGTACAACCTCAGCCTGATCAGCTCCCAGAATCCGGCACAGGCTTTCCTTGCACTTGGTCGACGGCATCGAGCTGCGCCTCGTACTGAAGGAGGCATCGTTTCCTTCCGTTGCTCACGTCGAACACCTCCGATGGCTTCCCGTCGCGCACCCAGCGACAGCGCTTGGTCAGCGCGGCATCGATGGGAACGTAGGTGGCCACCGGCACTTTGATCACGGCTGGCGCGGGTGCGTTGGGCTTGATGGGTGCGGCACGACAGGCGGCCAGCAGCATGGCGAGGGCAAAGACGATGGCGCGCATTTCAGTACCCCTTCAATGCTGGGCAGGCGGAATCGAGCAGCTCCAGCGCTGCCTTGCAGGTGTCGGGCCGCTGCTCGTACCGACCGCGCCAGGTAGATGCCTCCTTCTCAGAGGCTTCGATCTTGCCGGCCAGGCTCTGGAGTGCAGCTGCACTCTCTGCCTTCAAGGCTTCCAGTTTCTCTGCCTCTGCCCGAAGTGCGATTGCCACCTCGGCCAGCCGCTTATCACGGGTGTCCACGTCAGCCTGCAACCGGGCTGCATCGGCTTTCCAATCGGCCTGGACCTTGATCACCTGAGCGTTCAGGTCCCGGATCTTCTGCTCTTTCTCCCAAGCCGTCAGGCCGGAGACCAAGCACCCAAAGGCCAGAACGGCACACACCAGCTTGACCTTGCTCCCAGGTTTACCCAGCCAGCGCAACGCGTCGGCAGCGGCACCTACGACCAGCGCCCACAGCGAGGTCAAGAATCGAATCAGCACGCTCATGGCTTCTCGCCTCCGATGGCGCCGGTGGCTCTCTCCACCATGCGCACGTAGCCGGGCAGCAGCCGGCGGATCAGGACGCCGGACAGACCGGCCAGCGGCAGCTGTGGGGCGCCGGCCAGTTCCGGCCAGACGGACGCAGCAACTGCGATGACCCATGCGGCCACGATGGCGTAGGCCACCACTGCCACTGCCAGCGCAGCCCAGCGCGCAGCTGTCTGCAGGAATCGGTGGCCACGCCTGCGGTTGGAATCGGCGGCTACTCGCTCTGCGTCCTTCTCCGGCAGCAACAACACGCCGATCAGTGCGCCGGCCATTGCCACCAGCAGCACGGACTGCGGCACGCCCAGGATGATTCGCTCGGCCTCGCGCAACGCGTCAGCCGTCGCCGGCGCCACCACCGCAGCGGTGAACGTCCCAACGAAGGTTTTCAGGGTGCTCATCGGCTCGGTCACGGCGTCACTGCCCCGCCAGCCTTGCGGTAGGCAGCCATCAGCTTCTCCAGTGCGTGCTCCGGCTGGCCGTAGCCTGCGCCTGGCAGGCTCGCCCAGATGTTACGCACGGCCTTGATGGCGTCTGTGATGCGGCCGGCCTGGATCAGCGGAAGTGCGCGGCGTTCGCGGATCAGCTGGATGGCCCAGAGATCCTGCGACATCGGCCCAAAGTCCGGCAGCTTCAGCAGCGCGCGGTAGTGGGCATAGTCCTTCAGCATGAACTGGTAGCGCCCAGATGCGTTTGAGGTCAGGCCCTTGCTGTTGATGGCCTTCGACTTCCGCCCGCGGGAGAACGGGTGCACCGAGTAGTCGGTGAAGATCTCCGGCACACGGTCGGCACCGGTCACGATCACGTCGTATCCCTGGTTCTTCGTCGCCGGGCTGGTGCTGGTGCCCTCCGACCAGGCCAGCATGTCCAGGAAGGCGACGACGTTGGTGCCGCCGGCCTGTTGAGCGGTGATCTTGGCCATCAGGTGTTCCTGCAGAAAGGTGCCCGCCCCGCTGCCGGCTAGGCGCGAGAGTTGATCCGGTCGGGGAACGGGCATAGAGAACGCCGGGCCTTGGCCCAGCTACGTGGTGTAGATCAGCTCGGTGCGTGCCACCCCGGCACCGCCTCCGACCGTGTATCGAATCGGGACGCTGACCCGCTGGAACTGATCGAACAGCGCTCGCATCTGAGGATGATCGTTGATGGTGAGGATCGCCCTACCCTTCAATGCGCCCATCGCGGCGGCCAGCTGCTCGTACTCTTCCAGCGGGAAGGCCTGGCCATACCCGACGGTCTGCCAATACGGCGGGTCCAAGAAGAACAGCGTCTCGGGCCGGTCGTACTTTTCAATGCACCGCTGCCAGGGCAACTGCTCGATCACCACGCCATGCAGCCGCATGTGGGCATCGCTCAGATCCTGTTCCAGCCGGAGCAGGTTGATGCGCTTCGCACCAGTCGGGCCCACCCCGAGCGTTTGGCCGTCCACCTTCCCGCCAAAGCTGAGCTTCTGCAGGTAGTAGAACCGGGCCGCGCGCTGGATATCGGTCAGCGTGTCGACGTGCTGCAGCTGTGCCCACCGGTACATCTCACGACTGGTCAGGGACCAGCGGAAGTGTCGAACGAACTCGTCCAGGTGGTTGGCCACAACGCGGTACAGCCGGACCAGCTCGCCGTGTGTGTCGTTGAGCACCTCGATCTTCGCCGGCGAGCGTTCGAACAGCATCGCAGCACTACCGGCGAAGGCTTCAACGTAGCAGGTGTGATCCCGCTGGTTGATCAGAGGCAGCAGGTGTTTCACCAGGCGCGTTTTACCGCCCGGCCAAGGGAATAGGGTCTTTGTGTTCAAGTCTCAGCTGTTGCGACATTCGTTAAGCAAACTGCACGCGCTCTCCGGAGAGCGGCAGGGCTTAGGCCAATGGCACGCGGCTGAAACGCGTGTACTGCGGCGGCGCCCCGGTGCTGGCAGGCATCGGGGCGTCGCTCTGTTTGATGATTGGGCTTCGCACCCCAGAAACGACGAACCGCAGGTCACTGGACCTCCCGAGTCCAGGCCTGCGGCCGTTGAGTGCGGGTTGGTTGGAACCTCGCCCACGGTAGCTACTGTGGCCTAAGTCTGGTTCCCGCTGCAACTGCGGTAAGGTTCCTTACCGCAGTCGGGCGAATGCGGTAAGGTTCGCGGCGACTGCGGTAATGTTCATTAACGTTTACGGGTGTGGGTGCGCGGCTTGAGTGAAACCCGAGTAGCACAGCTCACTCGCGCCTGGCGAAGTTCGCGCCCTCAAGCCATCCTTTGTTAGGACCTTCGATCCGATCGTCGAAGCCCCCTATCTCTCGCTCGATGAAGTCAAACCACTTCCGCCCGAGGTCATCAACGAAATCAACCAAATTATCTGATGCTCGTTCCTGATAGCTTGGAATCCAAATTAATCGCGCGAAATCATCATCAGGAACATCGATGTACTCGTTAACAGTGATAAGCACTATTCCCGTTACCGACGAATAGTCGTGAAGAAGGATCTTTGCAACGAGCGCCATCAAAAATTGCGGAGCAACACTGCGCAAACCGTCGATCACAAGCAGCAAGATACCTTCACCTGATTGATGCCGAAGATTCTCATGCGTATCCCTAATCTGACGATTGGCTTTTTCCAGGATACGCTTGATTGGTTTGCGTAAGAGCTGAAGGAAGTCTCGCCGGACATCCCTGGGCAGCTGTAGGTCGCCAGCCAAATGCCGCGACGTGACTCGACCATCATTCGCGCATTTGAGCCACAAATCGTTGATCTTTTGCTGGTAGTCCTCTAGCAGTGGCCAATCAGTAGTTAGCTCTTTAAGCTCCAGAACGAACTGCTTTTCTGAGAAAACATAGTCTGCATTAGCGAATGCAGGTGTCTGACCCACAATTGAACCGACACGAGCCCCTCCTACCAACTCAATGAACCTATCAAAGGTGGCTTCAACTGGCAGGGGATCGTGAGGGTTATCTAATATACGCATGGGTTCGATGATCATCCGTTGAATTTGACACCATCTTGACCGCGCATCACGGGCGGATGGCAAGACGACTTTCCCTGCTAGACAGCTGCAATCGTATGCCGGCCAAGGGCGACCATCAAGCCGTTGGCGCGCTGTTTTACGAGTGGGACGCGGCAGCACTTGAGCAGCGAATTCTGGCTGCCTTGCTCACCAGACGGGTGAGTTAAATACCCTTCCGCTGAACTCCTTCCGACCATCCTCCAGCGCTTGGCGCAGCGTTGCGACAGCGATCCCATACACGCGTAGGTAGTCACCCTTGCGCATCTTGGCCGCCTTGGCAGCATCCTGTGCGGCGATCTTCCCTTCTGGCCACACCAGGTCGTTCACCGCGTCCTGCAGCACCAACCTCATGCGCCAGCGGTCGGCAGGGTCGTCCATTCGCAGCGCAGGCTTTGACCCGCTTCGCCGCTGCCACTGAATCTGCCGCATCACCCGCCTGGCCAGAGATTTCTCCAGCGACGACAGGGACACACCCTGCCCGCGCAGCGCCACCGCCAGCACGGCCTGCTTGGCCACCGAGTCACGCATCATGCCTACGGCACCGGCGATGTCGGCAGACGTCAGCGGCGGCATGGTTGACCGGCCATCCGACGGCTCGCGGAAACTCCCGCCTACCAGCATCCGGGCAATCAGCTCGAGCGGATCTCGCTCCAGGGTCGGCTCTGGCACCGGCACTCGGCCATGCACCACCCTGACCGCCGTCGGCGCCGGCATGTAGATCGGCCGGTGTGTCCACGCCCTGCGGGCGCCCTCTTCCGCATCTGAGCCAACATGCAGTCCTCCACGCGCGCTGCAGCGCGCGCAGACCACCTGCGCGGTGCGGCGGCTGCCGGCACTGCCCCGCACGCGCATGCGCACGTCGTCGCTGCCGCAGTTGCCGCACGGTGTCAGGTCCACCGCGGGCGCGGCCACTGCCGACATCAGGCCACCTCACAGTTGCTGACCCAGCGGGACCGGCCGTCCTGCCAGACCTCCCACAGACTGCCGTCGACATGGCACCTGATGGGGCCCTCCTTTCCTTCCAGGTACAGGTGGTGGGTTGCCTCGTCCAGGCTGAGGAATTTGGGAATCATCGGGAGGTCTCCATGGTTGTAACGTTGGTTGTTTCCAGGGCCACGCCCTGCTGTTGAAGGAACTGCTGGGCCAGCGCGCGCAGCTGGTTCTCACCTACGTCCAGCCGCTCCACCAGGTGTTCCCCGGGGCTGCGCACGCCCTCGATCTGCTCGCGCTTCACCCCGAGCACGTCCGACACGATCGGGTCGCTCCCGCTGTCGGAGAGCAGGAAGTAAGCCATGACCGGCTCTGTCTGGCCGTCGCGGTGCACGCGGCCGATGCACTGCTCGTGGACGCCGGGCGACCAGTCCAGCTCGCCGAACACCACGGTGCTGCACACGTTCTGCAGCCCGTCGATGCCAGCACCAGAGCGGAGGCTGATCAGCATCACCTGGCTGTCCCCGGCGATGAATGCCTCCTTCGCCGCCTGCTTCTGGGTGGGCGACTCGCTGCCGGTGTACATGACCGGGTTGTACGCAGCCAGCTTCTCCTGCCAGATGCTGTAGACCTCCCGGTGCCACCCGAACAGCAATACCTTCTGGCCGCTCTCCAGCAGCAGCCTGACGAATTCGGCCACGTAGGGAGCCTTGGCCACGCCGGTCGCCTGCCGCAGCAGCCGGTCGAACTCGCCGGCGGCCTGCATCTTTTCGCCGCGGTACTGCTCGTTGGCCCGCAGGATGATCCGCGCCAGCGCCGCGGCGTCGCCGGTGATGGCGTCCAGCGCCTTGGCGTCGGCCTCCACCTCGTGCGGGATCTTCGACAGTGCCGGCAGCTCGCGCCCCACTTCCTTGCGTGTGCGGCGCAGCATGATCCCCTGCCGCCGCAGGTACTGGCCGAACTGCTCGGCGTCCTGCAGCTTGGCCTTCTCCCCGGGCGCGGAGATGCACCATTCCCGCAGGAACTCGTCATAGGTGCCCAGGCAGCCCGGCAGCAGCGGGTCGACCACGTGGAAGAACTCGCACCCGTAGTTGTAGATAGGGGTGGCGGTCAGGCCCATGCGCAGCCGCGCACGGCTGGCCAGGTGGCGGCAGGCGCTGTGGATGCTGCTGTCCGGGCTGCGCAGCTGCTGGCATTCCTCGAACACCACGTACTGCGTTATCTCCGCCAGCGTCTCAGCCCAGCCCCGGAGCTTGTGATAGCTGACCAGGATGACGTCCGGCAGCGTGTCCCACAGATCCTTGATCCGCTGCTTCGGCTGGCGCACGAGCGGGTACGGCGCGCCCTTCCTGATGTGGTGCACGCGCAGCTGCGGCGCGAACTCGGCCAGCTTCTCCGGCCAGTGGTTCGGCAGCGCCGCTGGATACACCACCACCGCCGGCAGATTGCCCGCCGCGGCCATGGGGCAGATGCCGGTGACCGTCTTGCCGAGGCCAAGATCGTCGGCCAGCAGCAGCCCGCCTCGGATGGACAGCTGCGCACCCGCGACGCGCTGGTACTCGCGCGGCGGCTTGGCCAGGGTGAAATCCGGAATCTGCACGCGGCCGGCCAGTAGTTCGCCCAGGCTGCGCTCCATCTCCACGTGCTCGGCGGCCAGCAGCTGCAGCGCGCGCTCGGTGTCTGCATCCATCGACAGTGGGTATCGCTGTGTAAACCACTGCAGCTCCCGGCTGTTCTCCGGCGTGGCCGACAGGTCGATGTGCTCGGCGGCGTGCTGCCGCACGCGGGGAAACACGCGCTTCATGCGCGCGCGCACCTGCGGCTCGCAGATCACCCGCCAGGTGCTGCCGGCGGCGCTGTACAGGAGGGTTCCATAGGTCGTCTCCATCAGAGTGCCTGCCTCTTCAGGCGGATGATGTTGAAGGGCTTGCCCTGCCAGGCCGGCCGGGCCACGAGCGGGCGTTCGCCCCAGCGCTCGGTGGTGACCAGCAGCACCCCGCGCACCTGCGGCAGGTTGATGTAGCGCCCGACCTGCCGCAGGGCATCGGCGAGCGAGCCGGCCACCTTCACCTCGATCACCAGGCCGTCCAGCCAGAAGTCAGCGCGGTTGCTGGCGTTGAGCCGGTACTCGCGCACGTGCGCATGGCCGGCGTTGCTCAGCACTGTGGACAGAACCTCGTGCAGCTGGACCTCCGACCCATAGCGGTAGCCGAAGCCCGCCAGCAGCCGGCCGATGCCCTTCAGCTGCAGCTGCTCTTCCATGGCGGTGCCCGGCTTCACCGGTGCCACCTCCCGCTGCGTGACGATCAGACCACCCATCACTTCACCCCCAGCGCAGCGCGCGCCTTGGCGTATTTCGCTCGTAGGCGAACCGCCGTCTCCGGGGCCAACAGAGCCAGTCGCGATTCGTCGCTGTTGTCGGCGATATCCGCCAGCTTCACCTTGAGCGACAGGGGGTTCTGCCGAATGCTCCAGTAGTAGAACGCCTCGCTCTTGTTCACACCGCGCGTCAGATCGAACACGGCCTCCACCACGTCCTGCGGGAACAGCATGACGCGTGTCCCGAAGGCAGGCTGATCCTCCAGCACATCGTGGAGCCATGCCACCATTTCGGCAACGTCATCGCCGGCGACTGCCGCTGCGACCCGAGCCACATGCTCGATGTATGGCCGGCCACCCTTGTCGGTTTGAGTGGCATGTGCCTCTTCCGCCAGCCAGCGTGCCTCATTTACCAATGCGCTTTCCATCAGGCCACATCCTTAGCCAGTTGCAGCGCGGTCGCGGCGTCGGCCTGTGCCCAGGTCATCTGGTCCCGGTCGATGCTCTCAGCCAGCCGCGACAGGCCCTTCGCGGTCACAAGCACCTGCTCATGCACGCGGTCCTGCTCCCCCTCCTGCCGCTGCACGCTGGCCTTATGCGTCAGCACACCCTGCTGCAGGCGGTTCTGGTAGGCCAGCCAGTTCTTGCTGCCGGCGCGGCGGTAGATCCAGCCGTGCTCGGACAACCAGGCGAACAGCTGGCGCGGCTGCACCTGCAGCATCTTGGCTGCGGTGCTGATGTTGAAGGCACCATCAGCCTGGGTCAGCCGCAGCAGCGCGCGCACCTGCGGTTCCTGGTACTGGACGCGCGCCTCGAGGATCTCGGCCTTCTCGCTGTAGGACAGCAGCAGCGCGCGCAGCGTCGCCGGATCGGTCAGCGCCTGCATCGGGTCGGGTGCCGGCGCGCCGGACGCCAGCGCGTCGTAGGCTCGGATCACCTGCAGGCTGAAGCTGGGACTGATCCACATGGCGTAGGCGTAGACCAGCTCGCGCACCACGTAGCTGCCGCCGTAGCGGCCGGCCACGGAGTGCACGGGGTAAACCCGGGATTCCCCGGAATTGACCAACTCGGCCACCAATTCCTCGGTCTGCTTCAGGCGCTGCCAGTCGCTGGGCTGGTGCCGCTTGGCGCCGCCGGCGGCTTGGTGCAGATCGTTCAGGCAGAACCTGCCCACGTCGTCGCGGCGCACGCTGACGCCGCCAATCATCATCGCGTTCAAGAGAACACCTCCGTTTTCCAGCCGCCGCCGGGGGCGCGCTGGACTGCCAGGAATCGGAACGGGTACATCTCGGCGGCTACCTTCACCTTCACGCGGGCGTCTTCCTCCCAGAAGCCCTTCACCTCGTGGGCCTCCAGGTCGCCGCCGGCCGTCATCACGAAGAAGTCGACGGTGAGGTGGGTTTTCTCGGCCAACTTCAGCTTCACGGACTCGAATCGGAACCATGCGATCTCGCCGGCGGCCATCTGAAGCGCCAGGTGCGCGGCGTAGGCCTCTTCGGTCTTGTTCATCTCGCCGGGAACATGGCGGGGCCGGCTGCGCGCGACCTTGCCGGCGGCGTTGCCGCTGCCGGTGGACTGCGCCGCCGCCGGCGGGCGGTAGGCGCGCGCAGCGATTGGCGCCGGGGCGGGAGCGGCCGCGCTGGCCTGGCCCTGGACCAGACGGCGCATGCCCTCCGGCATGTCCTGCGTGGAGGCATAGCGCAGCGAGCGGCTGGACGTCTTCTTCGGCGGCATCAGGCGGATGCCTCCGCAGCGCCCCACACGCGCAATGCGCGCTGCCGGAAGGCTTCGAACTCGTGCCGGGCGCGCAGCTGCGCGGCCTGGTGCTCCCGGTCCATCTGCTCGAGCATGCAGTCGAACTCGACGTTGAGCAGGCCCATCAGCTGCTCCATGGAAATACCGCCCCGGGTGCGGAGGGTCGGCGCCGGTGCCAGCTGCGGCATGGCCAGCTGATGCTGCCCGGACGGCGGCAGGGGCATGCTGTCCACGCGGCCGGCATCGGTGACCGCCCATGTGGCCTCCGGCCGCCCGTGGCGAGCACTGACGCGGTTCTCGCAGCGGCTCACCAGGCCATCCCGGTCCAGCTCGCGCAGCAGGCCGGCAGCGGCGGCGGTCGTCAGCAGCATGGCCTCGCGCGGCGCGCCGCCCTCGAGCGCGGCGTTGCCCATCAGCTCCAGCGCCTCCGCCGCAGTGCTATCGCCGTGGACGCCCAGGCAGAACAGGATCAGCTGCCGCTGGTAGGCGCGGATGTCAGCCTGCTCCATGTGCGCCTCCGAAACCCAGCTCGGCAGCAGCGAGCGCCATGGCGCTGCGCGCGGAATCGCGATCGCGCACCTCCAGAGGCTCGTGCTTGGGCGCGGGCAGCGCTGCTGCCGGTGCCGGCACTGCGCCCCCATCCATGACGTGCTTCACCGCCCGCTCGTAGGCGTTGGCCAGCATGCGCTGCTGCAGCGCGCCGCTCTCCGCAGTGCGGTAGGCATGCAGGTCCAGCTTCGACCGCACCAGCACCGTGAACCCACTGTGGGCCTGGCCCGGCTGCATCTGGCCGTCGACTTCGGCGAGCGCCGGCACGCCCAGGCACATGGCACGGAACTGGCCGGGGTTCGGTGGCCACTGCAGCGCGGTGCGCAGGCAGTTGGCCAGCCCTTCCGCCACCTGCCGGGGGGTGATGCCAGACATCACCTGGAACCACAGCTCACCGGCGGTGGTCAGGCTTCCCGCGTTGTTCACCGGGGCTGTGCCGTTCTCGCGCACCCACTTCCCGGGGAACATGCCGGCCATGCGCTCCCACACGGTCCACAGGGCGCTCACCGCGCGCTGGTCCGGGTCAGTGCTGGACGCATTGGAATTCGCCTTCGATGACATCGCCGCCTGCTCCGCCAAAGCCGCCAGCTGCCGCGCGCTGTTCGTGGCGTCGTCGTTCCTCTGCGACGTGTTCGGCAGAACCGAGTTGAGGGTTTGCATTGGGGCCTCCGGGATTGGTGGTGTTCGTCGGCGTTGCGCCGGCGGCTTTTCGGCTTCGAGCGGTCTGGATTGCCCAGGGGAAGGGCTTGGCCACAGGCGGGTTTCGGGACAGCCCCTCGGTGACGGTGTCGGCCAGCTCCTGCGGCGTCACGCCTTCGGCCAGCGCTGCGAGCAGGTCAGGGTGGCTCGGGTTGGTCGAGTGGCAACCGGCCTGGCGCATCAGCACACACGCACGCCCCGCATCGGACGCACCGCTCAGAGATCCTTGAGCGTGCAGTGATGTATCTGGAGTAATAGATATGGGGTCTGGGGTCTGGTTACCCGTGTTCACGCCTGTGTTCACACCCCTTGTCACGCGTGACTCTGCGTGACTTGTCACGCGTGACAGATGGGCCAAAGTCACGCGTTCGTCGCCAGTCACGTGCGTGACGTGCAGCGCCTTCAGCTCCGCCATGGAGGCCATGCCGCTCGGTACGACACCCACGTTGCGCAGGTCTTCAAACAACATCGTGCGCCGCGCGCGCGTGCGTGCCTGCCGCTCCGCCTCGGCCTGCTTCCTGTCTTCCCGCCGCCCCTGCCCTTCCGCGATTCGCCCTTGTGCGATTGCAATCTGCTCGTCGCACCGTTTGCTATGCCGCAGCCCATCTTCGGCCACAGGGAAATAGCGTTCGGCGACCTTCTTGACCGCTGCCTTGTCGGCCGTACTGATGGCACCGGCGATGACATACAGCTCCCCCAGGCTCTCGGGCAGCGCCTCCTCTTCCGAGTAGTAAGCCAGCATCAGCTTGAAGTAGACGCCGTGGTCCGTCAGGGACAGCCGTGTGGTGTCCTTGAGGTAGTCGCCGGGGTACATCTCGAAGTAGATCACGCCCTATCTCCAGCGCCGCGCAGCAGCGGCGCCAGCGGCACCGGCTCCGGGGCACGGCCTGGAACAGGATTTCTGGGCACATCGGACATGCACAGCGCGTCGGCCAGGCTGCGACGCCAGCGGAATGCGGTAGCGCGGCTGACGTTGAACCGGTCCTGCACCTGCTGGACGGTAGGGAAGTTGTTGCAGCGCGTGGTCACCCAGAGCGCGAAGTCGATGACGATCTTCGTCTGGCAATGACCATCGAGCGCTGCCTTACGGCGGTGGTCCGGCGCGGGCGAGCTGACTGGCGCGTCGCAGAGGCTGCTGGTGCGCTGCGCGCCGCAGACGGTTCCCAAGCTGGCGAGCGGGTTCATGCCGACTCTCCTACCCGGCCTGCAGCCAGAAGCTGTCGCCCGAGCGCAGCAGAAAGCGGCTGGGCGGCCGACATCCTGCCGCGCGCGGCCAGAGGGTCATGCAGGTCGTTCAGCGCCGTCAGCCAGCGGTACGCCGTGGCGCGGGACAGCTTGAACCTCACCTGCAGGGCTTCGACCTGCAGCGGCTGCGGCTGCTCTTTTGCCCAGAGCACGACGTCGACCATGGGAAGCAGCTGGACCACGTTCTCAGGGATGCGGCGGCCGGCAGCATCGAACTCACCGACTACGGCAATCGCCCAGCTCACCATCGCGGCGGAACTCATTGGCGACCACCGCTCACCGAGCGCGGTGCCAGATCCTGCAGGTGGCCGGTGACGTACTGCCTGGCGGTGTTGAGCTCGGCTTCCAGCTGCCCCATTTCGTCCAGCGCGCGGCGCATCTCAGGAATGTCCATCGCGCAGATGCGGCCGTCGGCCAGGATGTTGGTCAGCGCCTCGAGGGTGTGACCGAACTCCACCGACAGGCGAGCCACGGCCAGGACGCCTGCATGCGGTTCCATCATCGGGATTCGCGCCCCGAGGAAGCCGTAGCGCTGGGCCAGCTCGCGGGAGCAGGCATCGCGCCACTGCGGCGGCAGCGCGCGCACCCACGACTCTTCCAGGTCCACCGGCATCTTGACCGTGCCGTTGCGGATGCGGCCCACGATCTGGGCATTCGCCTTCAGCGCGCGCTCGATGCTGTCGGCATCGGTGCCGGTGTGGAACTGGACGATGCGCTCGGTCGGAGCCACATCCGCCAGGTACTGATCGGCGATGGCCTGGGCGAGGCTGCTGTCGGTGTGGCCGCTGTTGCGGACGGCGTCGGTTGTGTGGCGGAACACCACCGCGGATCGGGGCTCGTGGTACTGAGGATCAGGCTTCATTTACGCACCTCGGGAGGCGATGCAAAGTGGTCGCCATGGACAGAACGACCGGAATTCAAGGGTTTGGAGCCGCCCCCCTTGCGATAGGCTGGATGTGCGAACAAGACAGCCCGCAAGGAGGGCGACATGGCAAAGAAGGGAGCTACACCTGGCCGGAACCAGATGAACGAGATCCGGTATCAGAACCACTACTGGCGAGGCCACGCGGATTACGTGCTCGAGGTCTTTGGCGACACGCTGAAGAAGAGGCAAGGCTGGAAGAACGACCTGACCGGTCTGGACGCGATTCACTACTACTTGGTGCAGAAGCACCACTGGCTGCCTTCGGTTGTTCGGGCAATGTCTCTGGAAGACCTGCGATTTGCCTTGACCGAAGAAATGCATGGCTGGACGCTGCCAAAAGACGCGATCGGTCCAGAGGACAGGTAACCAGCTCAGCTTCCAGCGCGAGCTTCTGGCTGCGCAGCATCTCCAACTTGCTGCGCAGCTTCTCCATTGTTCCGAGGGAACGCTTCTTCGAACGGGCCATGGCTCAGGCCCCCTCAACCGGAACGATGCGGCCGGCGTCGGGGTCGTTCTCGGGCGGACGCTGCAGCGCCTGGAAGTGCGCCGGCATCAGTACGAAGCGAAGCTTCAGTGCCCACAGGTCATCGATCTGACCGTCTGGCCACTGGTAGACGGCCGACGGCGTGATGCCGAGAGCGCGCGCAAGTGCGGCGGCATTGCCGTCGTAGGCGGCAATGGCTTCTTCCTTGGTGATCCGGGGCATGTTCATAGCCCCATATAAGCACGCTTTCATTGTAAGTGCAAGCACGCTTACTTAATGGACTAATAAGCTCGCTAACATGACTACTGCCCTCGCCACCCGCCTGAAGCGTGCACGTACTGAGTGCGGCATCACCGAACCTGCCGATGCCGCGCGTCGCGCCGGCATCACTGCATCAGCCCTTTACCAGCTGGAGGACGGCAAGACGAAGTCGCTCAGCGGCGAGACAGCGGTCAAGCTGGCCCGTGTCTACAAGCCTTTCCGGGTCGAGTGGCTGATCACTGGCGAGCTTCCCGAGCGCTGGGACGAGTCTCATGGATCCTCGATATCAGTCAGTGAGACACCCGCTGGCTATGTTCGCCTTCGAGTAATGGAAGGCGAGGCTTCAGGGGGCTTTGGCGCAATGAATCAGGATTACCCGGACGTGGTCCGGGAGCTCGACATCGCAGAGTGGCAGGTCCGCCAGCAGCTAGGCTTCGTGCCAGAGGGTGACCGAGTGCGCCTGGTGACCGTGCGTGGGGATTCGATGTATCCCGACATCAAGAATGGCGACGTGGTGTTCGTGGACGTCGCCAAGGACTACTTCGACGGCGATGGCCTGTACTTGATCAACCTGCACGGGCTGACCTACGTGAAGCGCCTGCAGCTGCTGCGGGATGGCCTGCACGTCATCAGCACCAACCGGAAATACCTCAGCGAGGTAGTGCCGCCCCACGAAGCAGATCAACTCCACGTGGGTGGCAAGATACTGGGCTTGGCACTGCTGCGCAGCGCACAGGAAGTTTGAAGCTAGAAGGACTTCGCGTCCTGCAGGCGCCGAGCTTGCTCTCGGTTCTTCTCGGCAGTGGTGCGCACGGTAATGATGCCCGTGTTCACCGCATTCACAATTCCGTTGAACTGAACTTGCACACCAGGCATATCCCATGAGGCGCGCGGGCTGGTGAATTTTGCACCGACCCCAGAGACAACCTGGGCAGTGTCTTCCGTTGTCGGCTTCCCAAGCTTCAGCTTCAGCTGCTCGAAAATTTCCTGCGCGTGCACAAAGCCGTCGGTGGTGACGGTCAAGCCGGCTACCTTGCCGCCAACCACAGAGGCAAACACGACGCCGGTGCCCACCGGCCTCTTGTTGCGCAGCGGAACGATGCTCAATTCGGGATTGTTTCGAAGATTGGTTTCGCTGCCAGGCCGCATGTTGCTGGCCATCCAGCAGGCTGTGGTTGCCGCTTCCGTCTTGTAGACGGCGCCGCCATAGGGAATGTGCTCCACCGGGCATTCCGGTCCGAGCCTTCCACCTACTTCAATCCCCATGAATTCGAAGGCGGGGGCCTGGTTGGCCTTCACCGGAAGACCGCTCACCTCGATAGGTTCAAACCTCGGTCGCTGATCAGCGGCAGACGCCGTGCCGGCAGCGCAACCTACCAGTAGAACAAGCACTTCCCGCCAATCCATCCCGATTACTCCCTCTCCATTTGGGTAGTAGCGTAGAAGTACACTGAATAAGCGTGCTTGCATTCTTCGTATTAGCGTGCTTTTATAGCTGCGCAGCCGGCTTCTGCCGCCCACGGAGAGAAAATGCAATGCCCCTGTCCACCAGCAACCTGCGCTCAGCCCGCCTCGGCCTAGTCGCCCTCGCTTGCTTCATCGTCTTGGCCGTTACGGCTTGGGCATCCCCCAGCGACGCGCCGGCGGCGCCTGCCGACGGCAGTGCCCCGGAAGGACTGGTGATCACCAGCCCGCGCATCTGCGCCGCCTTGGCCGTGTACGAACTGGCAGTCGCTGACGACTGGGGCCTGCGCGCCACCGTCGCCAACACCAGCCTCAACGCCTTCCGCGACGCCAGCCGCGTGCCGGACTGCGCGCCCGGCATCACCAAGGCCCTCACCCAGAAATTCCAGCCTGATCGCTGGCAACTCGCTCTGGACGCGGCCGACGCCGTGCTGAGCGGCTCCTACCAAGTCTCCCCGGCAGCATGCGTCCGGGCCAATGCGGTTGTCCCCTTGTCGACCGCTGACGGCAAAGAGCCGAGCCCGTCCCCCGTGCTGGTCCGGGCGCAGTGCGTGATGCACGACCTGGCCTTCATCGAGGTGGCACCGTGATCGCCGGCCTGCGCACCGAGCCGCGCGCGGCGCTGGTCGGCGGCCTGCGTCTGCCCCTCAGCCCCACCGAGTCCAAGGTGCTGCAGCTGATCATCGACGCCGGCGATATCCCGGTCAGCCGCGCGGCGCTGGAAGAGAAGCTGTACGGTGCCGCCGGCAGCAAATCGAACACGGTGCAGGTGACCGTTTGCCGCCTGCGCCAGAAACTGATCCAGCACGGCTACAGCATCAACGCCACCCGCAGCCGCGGCTACACCATCAGTAAGGACGGTGCCGCGTGATCGCCGTCATCAGCTACCCGCTCGCCGAGCGTGCCGCCGGCGCGGCTCGGGCCGTGGCCACCGCCGCCGCCGGCATGGGCTTCGCTCCGAACCAGGTGGCCGCAGCCGCCGACGTTGCAGCCTTCGCCGTGCTGGACCGCCGCGCCAGCGCCGGCCGCGCCATCGCAGACGTGCGTAAGACCCTGCGCCGGATGCGTGCCCAAGGTGGTCAGGCATGAGGGCCCCTGGCATCAAGCTGCCGGCACCGGCCCTGACCCCGGAACAGCGCGCGGCGCTGGACCGCGCCAAGAAGCCGCGTCGCCATCCGTACCGTGTCCACCAGGGAAGCGGTCAGGAACAGCGCGAAGCCGCAGAGCGCCGCGAGCGCATCGCGCCCGGCGTCCACCGGATGGTGCGGTGATGGCTGGCCTGCGTTTGCTCGGTGGTGGCCATGACGCCGTTTTCGCTGGCACAGCGCGGCCGACTGACGAACAGCGCCTGGCGCGGTACCGGTCGGCACTGGCCGCCCACCCCGACCGGTTCCATGCGCTGCGCGTGCGCTTCGGCGAAATCCAGCAGCGTGTGATCAAGGCCGGCCACCGCATCAACTACGCCGCTTGGCAGAAGCGCATGTCGGCGCTCTGGCCACCAGTCGGCCGCGACTGACGCGATGGTCGGCGCCCATGGACCACAGGAACCAGCTTGACATCTTCAAGGACGACCCGGTCCGCATGGCTAAGGCCAACCGCGCTGCCGCCGACCAGGCGCTGCGCGACATGCAGTTCACCGAGAGCGAGCGCCAGGAGCGCGCTGCCTACTACACCCGCGAGGCAGAGCGCTGGGAGTTCAGCGCCGCCCTCGGCGGCCAGCAGATCAACGGCGCAAAGGAGCCGCGAGCATGAGTAGCACTCTCATAGATTGGTCATCGCAGGAGCCGTCCAATCTCAGCAACGGCAACCCGCATCTTCTGCTCTGTTCTCTCAATCAGAGCGGAGGTTCCCTCCCAAGCCTTTCCCTCGTAGACCACAGGATCGTCTTGGAAATGGTCCGGCGCGACGTAGTCAGAAAGATCGTCACTGAGTTCGCGAAAGAGCTGGTAGGCCGCCTGTGCCGGAGCGGCTGCTGGTCCGAGCTGCCCGATCGATTCAACGGTGGACTCGAACAGCGAAAAGCCATTCCGCAATCTCGCGACTCCTATCGGGCCAGACATGTCAGTTCCAAGAAAATTAGGACTGTGGCCTTCTCGAAGGCGCTTGAGCGACCAGGTCAAAGTTTCCTCAGCCGCTTTGAACTTAGGCAGTACGACAAGAGCCGCATTTCTTGCAGAAGTCGCGTCCGCTGCCTTGCGGTCTTTAAGCGAGGCGTAATGCAACCAGACGCTGACACCAATGGCCAGCAGCGAGCCAACAGCGCTCACCCAAGCGGCCCAAAGTTCTCCACTCATCCCAGCTCCCCGCAACGTCGGCACATGGACGGACATTACCTAAATTCACTGGAGATTGCCCATGGCTGACGGCTCCCGCTCTTTCAACTTCCCCGCGCCGCAGCGCTCCCGCCTGCGCCCGGGCGAAATCGTGGTCGACCTGTTCGCCGGCGGCGGCGGTGCCAGCGAAGGCCTCAAGCAGGCCCTCGGCATCGATCCTGCCTTGGCGTACAACCACGACGAGCTGGCCATCGGCATGCACGCCGCGAACCACCCGCTCACCCAGCACCATCGCGAGGATATCTGGCACGCCGACCCACGCGTGGACGTTGCCGGTCGCCCGGTAGGCTGGTTCCATGCCTCCCCGGACTGCACCCATTTCAGCCAGGCCAAGGGCGGCCAGCCGCGCAGCCGAAAGACCCGCGCCCTGTCGTGGGTGGTGTTGAAGTGGGTTGGCCAGCTGCTGCGTGCTGATCGCCTGCAGGGCACCAACACCACGCCGCGCATCATCTCCATGGAGAACGTCTGGCAGATCCTCACATGGGGTCCGCTGGTGGCCAAGCGCTGCAAGGTCACCGGTCGCGTCATCAAGATGGACGGCGCCGTTGCAGCGCGCGGCGAGCGCGTGCCGGTCGAAAACCAGCAGCTGGTGCCGGACAAGCGCCACAGCGGACGCACCTGGCAACAGTTCGTGGCCGCGCTGCGTGCACTGGGCTATGCAGTCGAGTGGCGCAAGCTGGTGGCCAGCGACTACGGTGCCGGCACCAGCCGCGAACGCCTGTTCCTGCTCGCGCGCCGGGATGGCGAAGCCATCGTGTGGCCAGAGCAGAGCCATGGCTCTGCTCCCGGGCAGAAGCCCCGCGTCACCGCCGCCGACTGCCTGGACTTCTCCATCCCCTGCCCGTCCATCTTCACCCGCAGCCGGCCGCTGGCTGACGCCACAATGCGCCGCATCGCCAAGGGTGTCATGCGCCACGTCATCGAATCGGCGGAACCGTTCATCGTGCCGGTGACGCACCAGGGCGGCGACCGCGTCCACGACGTGCACGATCCCATGCGGACCATCACCGCCGCCAACCGCGGCGAGCTGATGCTGGCTGCGCCTGAGCTGGCTCCCTTTATCGCCGAGCATGCGAACAGCAGCCATGCCCTCGGCTCCATGCGAGCCGACAAGCCGCTGCGCACGGTCTGCGCAGGGGTGAAGGGTGGCCACTTCTCCGTGGTAGCGCCGACGCTGGTGCAGACCGGCTACGGAGAGCGCGAGGGCCAGGCTCCGCGTGCGCTCGACCTCCAGCAGCCGTTGGGAACGGTGGTTGCCGGCGGCGTTAAGCATGCAGTGGCAGCTCCGCACCTGGTCAAGTTCCGTGGCGACAGCATCGGCACGCCCGCTACCGAGCCTGTGCCCACGATCACATCGGGCGCAGGTGCCGCACGCCCAGCCGGCGCCGCGCATGCCCTCGGAGTGGCCGCTGCCTCGCTGGTCACTCTGCGGCGGAACATGGTCGGCGCAGACGCTCGCACGCCGCTCACCACCGTGGCCGCGCAGGCCGAGCACCACGCCGTATCCAGTGCCTTCATGGTCCAGGCGGCACATGGTGAAGGCAAGCCTGGCGGCGTCCAACGTTGGGGCAACGGCAGCAAGGATGCGCGCAGTCCCGTAGGCACTGTCACCGCGAGTGGCAACGGCGGGCATGCCATGGCCGAGGCCGAACTGGCCCGGCTGTCGCCGGAACAGGAGGCCGGCGCACTGCGCGTCGCGGCCTTTCTGGTGAAGTACTACGGCAGCGGCATCGCGGTCGATCTGCACGACCCGGTTGACACCATCACCACCAAGGACCGCTTGGCGCTGGTCACCGTCCACATCCAGGGCGTGCCGCACGTCATCGTGGACATCGGGTTGCGCATGCTCAAGCCGCACGAACTGTACCGCGCTCAAGGGTTTCCGGCCGGCTACATCATCGATCGCACTGCCAACGGCACGCCGCTCAGCACCAGCGCCGCCGTGCGCATGGTCGGCAACAGCGTCAGCCCGCCGCCGCTACGCGCGTTGGCTGAGGCAAATCTGGATAGCGTGATCGAGCGGGCGGCTGCAGCATGATCAAAACCTGTGAGGGACTACTCAATCTCAAAATCCAAGGGAAGGATACCGACGTAGCTCAAGCCCGAGACGTCCATCATGAAAGATCCGCTCTGAGTTTGGCGCGCCCACCCTATAAACAGAACATGTCGATCAACCAGATCTGTAATTGCTTCAAGGTGATACCTCGCCTGGATCTTCTTCGCGAGAGCGGGGCCAATTTCAAAACCCAACGCTGGCTTCGGGGCGCCATTAAAAACCTGCGTCGAGTAGTAGCCGTTGGTCCGCGTCAATCTACCCCAATAGCCTCGCAACTTCCCAACATGTTTCTGGCTATCCGCTTTGGGTATCTCTACGAAGAACTCGTTAACCGGAATATCAGCTTGATTAGCGATAGAGATCATCAGGTTGCTGGTTTTAAAGGTGGGGGCTGCATACAGCCATTCGAGCAGCTTGTCCGCGTTGCGCTGAATCTTAGTTTTTGCAGGCTCTGCTCCACCTGCGAATCGCTTTCCTCCCCCGCCTCTCTCTTGGTGCTCCGCTCCACCACCCACTCGATCCGGATTACCGTCCTCCGCACCCATTCCCAAGATGATTTTGGTGTTGTCTGCCTCAAGCTTTTGCACGAGGTCGTCACCAGTCTCCCCCCAAGGATCGTCAGAGCGAACTGCCAGCTGGCAGCTGTCAAGATGTCTTGCTCCGAAGCAGGGGCTCCGACCGGATACAGAAGCCTTTCTAAAGTAACCAGGCTCCTTGCACTCACAGCAGATGAAGTTGTGGCGGAGCGCTTGGATCTGGTCGACAGGGAGAAGCGAAAACTCCACAGCGATATGTTTCTGACCGGTAAGAGTATTGAAAGCGAAATCCATACGCAGCCCCTTTGCGCAAGCTTCTTTTCGACCTTCACAATTCTTAAACGCCTTTGCCCATCAATGCAATCGGATTATTCCTACCCGCAGGTTCCCCCCGCCCAACCCACCCACAGCCAGAGCCCGGGGTTCACATGAGTCCTGGCCCCAAAGCCGCCGCCGTCCGCGCTGCCCTGCGCGGCGCCGCCCCTGCGAACGCGTCAGTTCGCGACATGATCCGCAGGTACTGCCGCGAGCACGGCAAGCAGCTGGCCTGCCTCGCACCCGCGTGGAACTGCAAGGTGCTCAGCGTGTGGCGCGTGTTCGGTCGTAAGCGTCCACTGCTGCCACGCCAGGTGGAGGGGGTTATCTCCCTACTCCAGCTGGACGAATTCGACGCCAATGACCTGCGCCTTCGCGCCGCGCGTGAGGCCGGCTGGCAGATCGACCCATCGATGCTGCTGCAGGGGGAAGCTTGAGCACCAGCACCACGAGCATGAAGGCAGGGGAGCCGGTGGTCAGCGAGACGTTGCGCGCGATGCGCGATGCAGCGCGCGCCGGCGGCGCGGTGCCAGCCGAGCAGGTGGGCGAATGGTTCCAAGCAATCCGGGATCAGCTCTATGCAGAGCAGCGGCCGGTGCGTTTAGAGACCTGCGCATCTGGCTCGCCCCACTGGATTGAGGTCGATGAACGTGGGTGGCACCGAGCGCGGAAGCAGAGGCACAGGCTGCGCGCCCTCTACGTCCACCCGCTGCTCGAAGAGCGCCGCAAGGGAACACTGGATCACATCTGGTCAGCTGACCGCACACACTGCACCAGGTGCAACTCGCCGCATGACTGGGCAGATCCATTCTGCGATCCCCCGAAGGAACCGGTGCGCATCGCGCTGAAGCGGCAACCCTACAATCCGCTCTGGGTGGTTCCCGCACTGGACCGCCTGGAGCGCGCCATGCGCCGGGAAGGCAAACAGGAGCGGGAATACTGGAGCCGGCAGATCGAGCAGATGCGCAGATCCATCGAAGAGCACACGAAGGAGGCCCAGCCTTGAACACCGAGCAACTCACGCAGACCAGGCCGACCTCACTGGCCCACCAGCAGCGCAGCGCGATCGCGGTCGCGGCTGCGCTTGAAACCGCCCTGACCAGTGCGGAGCAGACCGCCGCCGGCGGATGGTCGCTGACCTTCACCTTCGTGGGTGAGCCGCAAATGCAGGCAGCACGCGACGCCTGGCGCACGTACGCATACTCCACGATCGACGCACCGGTGCCGCTGGCGGCAACGGCGAACCAGAGGCTGACGGCCCAGATCGGGCAGGCGCTGTTCAACGATCTCACCATGGACCTGATGCAGATCGCCAACCGCGTAGAGGCCGCGCGGAGGGCGCTCGGCGTGCCGCTGCTGACGGCTACAGGCAGCAGTTAGAGCTTTCTCGTTTCCAGAGACAGCAGCCAACCACACTACGGCCAGGCCGCAGTGGCAATCAGCAAAGCAGAGGTACACATGACCAGCACCGTCGACAACGACAACGCCACCACCACCACGACCGACGACGCGCTGATTGCTCTGCGCAAGGTCGAAGAGGACTGCGGTTTCTCCAAGGCCAGCATCTACCGGATGATGGCGCGCGGCGAATTCCCGAAGCCTGCCAAACGCGCCGGCCGCAGCGTGCGCTGGTTGAAGTCCGAAGTGCAGCAGTGGGTGCGCAACGAATGGCGCCCGCAGGCACCGGCCTGA